CCCCCTGATATCCTCCCGACTCCCCCTGAGATACTCCCGACTCCCCCTGATATACCACCGACTCCTCCTGATATACTCCAGAGCCCCCTGAGATACCTACTAAACACCGTTGGCACTCTCTCAAAGCCTCACTAGTCTTCCCCTGATACACGTAAGACCCAGGAATCAACACCACGTTATCCCGGACATTACCCTCATCATCCCGCAGCGACACCAACAGCCTAACCACTCCACAGGCATCCACGAACCGAAAGTCCGAGAAATACCCCAAATTAGCCTGGCGATACTCTAACAACCCCAGGCAATCCGCTATAAACTCTCGGCAATCTTCGTACTCCATCCTAGTAACCTCCATCCTTAATAATCAACAGACTAGCATTATTCAGAGTAACGGTGCCAGATGAGAAGGCTACCTCAAACTGAGGTCTAACCACATCCCCCACACTCAGAAAGATCTTAGTGCTGAGCGTCTGGATAAAGGCCAATGAAGGGCTCCCAAAGTTGATCTGTTGTCGGCGAAAGAAGTTAGTGGTATTCTTCCGTATGCCCACCAGGCCATACACCAGATTGTTAGTAGAGCCCACCAATTCCCCATACACCTCCACATAGTAAAGACCTGCTTGCCCTGTCGGAACCGTAAACCCACCCGTGCCAAACCCTGTCCCCGCATACACCGTGGGCGACACCAACGTAGGCTCTAGAGTCACCCCAGTAGTCAATCTCAGCCCATAATTATTCAGAGGCCATTCCGCAAACTGAGGGCTCACTGATCCACCAGACGGAGTAGCCCAAGCCAACCCCGTGGTGGTCGTTGAGTCCGCCGTCAGCACTTGCCCATCAGACCCCACCGGAATCACAGCAGGACTAGAACTAGTCCTAGAAATCAAATCTCCTTTGGTCGTCAGCAGAGCAGATCCGAGCTTCCCATCGAGTGCCGCCTGTAAATCGGTCTGATTACTCAGGGTACCTGTAATCGACCCCCAAGTACTCGATCCCCCTGAGAGACTAGGAGCGATCGTATTAATCGCCGCCTTAATAATCTGTCCCGTTGAGCCCGCCTCTAGCGCAAAAGCAGACCCCGCGCTAGCCTGAATCGCTCTACCGTTTGTAGTGGGCGCAAGGGCATCCCCAATCACCACGTTCCCGCCTAGCTCCAGCCAGCACAGCCCAGAGGTAGCCACCAAATTACTGTTATTGCCCAGCGTCACCCCCTGAACTTGACCACCAGACGTAGCATAAACCAACTGCCCCGCCGTATTAACCCGGACAAATCGACTAGCCAATAGCGCCGAAGTAGCCCCCAACCTCACAAACGCCTGAGGTTTAATCGCCCACGGATACTCCAGATTGGAAATCACCCCGGCTGTGAACGTGGCCTCAGCAACCACCACAGAACCCGCTGGCACTGGATCGGCTTGATCCAAATTTCCTACGTTCCCCGCTGCATCATAGGTAATCCGCCTGTTCCCATTGACAACCGGCACCACCAAATCTCTCAGGTTAGCCCTCAAAATCCCGTCCACGTTAACCATGAACGGCTTAACCCGAAACGTTGTAGCATTTATCCCCTCGATCACGGGCAGTCTAAACGGGGTATCCTCATCAATCAAAAATGACCCATTAGGCCATTGATTGGGGTAGGTCAGTGGAAAACTCGTTTGATTGACCGTTACCGACAGACTCAGATTAATCAACTCTTCCGGCAATTCCCCAGTCGGATAATTTAACAGGGTCATCCGAACTTTCAGAAAACTAAGGGCAGGAACCAACACCCGCATCGTATTCAAACTATTCTGAGGGATATCCCAAATCAAGCTCTGATTAAATTGAAGGTCTGCGGCATTCCCAGTGTCCCCAAACAGCCCCAAAATCTCAAACTGCACTCGCCCAGCCAACACTCTCATGGGTTCCTGGGCAATCAAGTCCACCAGATTCCACGTCAGAGAACCCAAAGACGTACCGATGTTCAGCAAGTAAAAGATCTGGGACGGGCTGGAAGATGCCGAAAATTCCCCGAAATCCAGATTAAACCCATCCCCCGCCTGAGTAGCCCCTGTCGTCGTAATGGCCCAGCTACCGCTAAAGGCCGGAACCGCCAAAGCCCCCACATGATTAGTGGAAGTAGGCACAAGTCTCCACGTGGTTCCCCCATCATTGCTAACCAAAAACTCATCCCGCAGTAGAGCATCCGTATCACTATAACTTTGGGGGGTGATCGTGGCTGGCAGAGCAATATTGGACAGTAGCGGACTAATCGCCGATCGCTGCCCCCCTTTGTTAACCCGGCGATGAGCCAACACCAATGTACCTCCCCCGCCCGATGTACTAGGGGCTAGAGAAGGGCTAGAAACCAAAAACTGACGGAACGTAGCGGACATAGTAAACTCCTAGAGAGGCTGAATAGAGATAATTACAGGAAAGTTAGGGCCACACGTAACGTTAGGGCACGGTATCACCCCACCGCCACAAGACCCTACCAGGAAGGAATTGGTCACTAATACCCCGCCGGTCGTTACCCAACTGCCATACAATCCAGTGGAATTACTACCCAGCGATCCAATACAGCACACCGCACTTAAGTTATTTATCTTCCTAACGGTAAACGTCCTATTCTGGTAATTCGGATTACAGCTAGCCCATTCCCCTAAACCCACAACGTCTCTAACGGTAATTTGGTAACCCGCCGGTCTATCCTCTGTTCCATTAGCCAGATTGCAGGAAGACTCCGAAGTGAACTGCCCCCCGCTGCCCTGAACCGGCACACACGGCGCCATACCCAAACCTTCTGGAGGGAAATCCCACGTCACGGTACAGGCTTCTTGGCACTCCGCCAGACTCAGGTAAGTACCGCCCTCCGCTTCCACACAATTACCACCCTGGCAATTCCAAGTGAACGTCCGACAGCCCGCAGCTTCACACTCACCCTTCGTGCTAAACCCCCCGCCTTGGACAAACTGGCAGCTTCCCCCAACACAGGCCCAACCATACGTGTCCGGAATTTGAGGGCACCCATCCCCAGGTGGCAAAACGGGCCCGGTACACAGGCTCATCGTTTTATCAGTCAGCACCGCAATCCCTAGCGACCGCATCCCCGCAGGACAGTTTTCTCCCTCATACCACTGAGCATTATCATTAGGGTTACAGCCAAACGGTTTACTAGGGGGATCATCGGGTTCCGGGTTAGATGGGTCATTCTCCTGTTCCGGCGGAGGTTGCTCTTGATCCTCCGGGGAATTAGGGGGATTTTCTGGTGTACTTGGAATCCCTCCAGACTGAGGCGCGCACAAATCATTCACATTGCCATGCCCAGCAAACCTAGCCAAAACATCTCTCGGATTTTTACCGAGAGGTACCACACTCAACAGCCTAATCGTCCGCTCTCCACTCTGTGACCGTGACCGACTAATCACCACCGTCTGCCCAATCACAATATACGGAGTAGACCCTCCCCTACCTGACGGACTAAAACTATTCCGTAAAGCACCCACCCCTACCTTAACATTATATTTATTTCTACCACCATCTCTAACAATAATTTCCCCTGACCTAAAATTATTCCCAACTACCTGAGCCGTAATAATATCTTCTACGGGTTTTTGGTTAGCCCGTGCATCAATCAAAGCCCGCTCAGAGATAGCCCCAGGATTATGAGGAATAGAGACAGCATTGACGGGAGGTCGCTTAGTCTCCGTGGGCTTAGCAACCTCTTTTGGGGGAACAATAATCCGCTGACTAGCTACTCTCCTGGTTCCGTCACTCGCTCTGGCCATACTAATTCCATCTCAACAAAACTAAGCTCTTGGTAATCTGCTTACCCGTCAAATTCACTTCAATCCGCCAGACCCTGAAATTTTTCCGAATACCGTTCCTGTCCTCAAACACCACAGAATCACCCAGCCCTAACGTATTAGAAAAAGGTACGGTCACCATGATGCTTTTAGACATCCCATACTGCTCGGTCAAATACCGGAACGCGAAAGTATCTAACTGATCCTTATTATAGCAGAATGGGGCATTCAAAGGAATCGGCTCAAGCTCTTGAAACTCACTCAGAGTAAGCTCTGAAAAGTTGGTAATATTTTGAGTTACCGGACTAATAATGGTAGCCCCCGGTGGATTAACCCCGACTTCCGTTTGGGTTGGTTGAATTACCCAAAAACCTCCCGCCTCATCATATTCTCCCTGATCTAAGGTCTGAATCCACGTCTGATCCACCCCAGTAAACGAGGATTGCCCCAGCAGCGATGACGTCCCACTAGGGCTATAGTTTTCCTGAACCCAACCACTAAAAAATAAGATTCTGTCTTCACTCAGCTTATAATCTTCTCTCCTAACATTGGTCTGAACAATCTGCCAATCTTTAGAGCAAACATCAACATTAGGCTGAGGACTATTTACATAAGTAACATTTTCATAGGAGATAAGCCCATTAAACAAATCATAATCCTCAAAATTAGGGCTACCCTCATCCGTAATTTGATAAATCTGTAAACCATTAACCCAAGTCTGCACCCGGCTCACAATCTTAGAGCCAGAGGGATGAGCATAGTAACTCAGAGCTTTTATCTTAGTACCTATCAACTGAAAAGCCGTGGTAAATGCACCAATCGCACACGGGTCTTCGTCCACTAACGCTTTGTCCCACGGTCTAGCTTCAGTGGGCACATACCCATACGTGTCTTCTCTGATATAGACATCCGTATCCCCCAGAGACGTGGAGGTAGTTACAATTTCCTGGTAACCGCCTTGAAACCACGGCTTTTTATTTTCGGGATTACCCTGAATCTGCCGAGTAGCCCGATTGGAGAATTCAAAGGGCAGCAACAAATCGAAATTGTTGGATACCTTGACTTTGGTGAAAGGCTCATAATACCCAGAAAAATTATTAGAGCTTTCGATAACATCCCGGTAGCTCAACACAGTAGCCAGGGAAAGGTCAAAATCTCGCCTAACTGGGAACACGATAGCCCCCCGAGGACTGCACCTCACATCTCGATTGATTGGGCCATAAATTGAACTCAAAAACTCAAACGGGCTCTCTGTCAAAAAGTTGTTGGTTGATGCTTCTTGGATAGCATGACCCACTGGAAACACCCTAGTCCGTAGCCCATTAGTATTCGCATAGATGGTGGCTAACTCTTGAGTCGTTCTAGCCGGTAGCCCACAGTAGAGCGTTCGATTCCTGGCAGACTCCGACAATAGCGCCAACTCATCCCCAATCTCTAACCCAAGCTCATATTCCCCGTCCTGGTTAAGCGTGTACGTGGGATTACCAATTACAAAGCAATTCGTCAGTAACTCGCTATAAAGCTTCGTGGGCCTAATACTAATCTGTACCGTGGATCCCTGGGTAATCCCATTAGTATCCGGGTCAATATTGAAACCGACTGCCTGTCTTAGCGTCAGCGATCCCTGGGACACCCCGTTGACCGGAACCGACCAATCTAGGGAATAGACGGTACCCGAAAAATCCACCCCATTAATAAATAGCTCAACCCCATCAATCCCTAGATTAAACACCTTAGATGGGAAGTTGGTTAGCTTGGGCAGCAGCAGATGATTAAATAGCCCCGTACCCGCTCCAAAATAAGGAGGTTGAGAGGTTTCACCAGGCCCAGGTACACCAACATCTGGCGGATCAAGTTCGGAATCAGGCTGGAAGAATGGGTTAACGGCGGTACCCTCAATTTCCAATGATTCATCCCGATATGACGTACTAACCCGGATCGTGGCCCTAGGGTTACCCGACTGGACACTAACAAACAGAGGGAACGATACGCTGCTCATGGTTCCATATCCGCCGTTAGCAAGGTACCCTCCTGGAATGCCAGAGCCACCTCAAATTTAGAGCCAATCTGGGAGTACTCCATCAACAGTGAACCCTGTAACGCCACCCAATATTCCCACTCTTTAAGCCCGTTTAGCCCTAGGTCAATCTCCGAAATCACGTTAGTACCCGGTACCTTAAATCGAGATCTCAGGATAGCGGTTTCGACAAACGGCTCAGCAAAGTTATAGACGATAACTTCCCAAGGTCTGCCCCTAAGTCGCTCATTCTGGTTCCACAGCATTAACCCTTTGAGCTTCCTGAAATCTTCTCTGTCTAGATAACAGGTAAACTGAAAGTCGTAAAGATTCTCGAAACCCCCACTCGATAATCCTGAGTTAGCTAAGCGTTCTGCTGCTGTACCATAGCTTTGGAAATCCGCCACGGTAGCCCCAGCAGGAAAAACCCGCAGGTTGATCCCCGGCCTAACTCCGGCAACTCCACCCGGATCAATCACAAAAGACAAATCGTTACTCATACCTATCCTCTCCTAATTAGGCTAGGTATCCCTAGATTAGCTGCACTTTGTCTACAACCCACCGCTCCATTAAACTACCGACAAAGCTCCTGTCAGCCGGATCCTCAAAAACTAGAGCAGCTTCATCTAGAAACTGTTTGGCCTGTTGGAAATCACCTATGTCCATCAACTGACTAATAACCTGGTCAATCAGCAGTTGCGTCTCCATCCCTAATACCCCGCTAAGATAAGTGCCCTTTCAACCCAGTCAAACAAGCTTGGTGCCACCTCTTTTAACCCTTCTTTATCCATCACATAAAAAGTGAAAGCCTCTGCAAAAGTTTCCTTATAGTTATTATCTTCGGGGGTCTTACTAGCCCCATATTGACTAACATTTTGAGTGTAATCAAAGGACTTGGGTAAGCGATACTCAGAGCCTAGTTTAGCCCTGACCTTGAAGTGGACTAAATGGCCTATCTCATGCACATAGGTTTCGGCAGTCCTCAGTTCGTCGCTGAAAGTAATAGACCCGTATCCATTTACAATCGCGTTACTAGGCAAACCCAAAGATCGTTTGGATTCCGGTACATGCACCACATTTTTCAACGTTCTTTTATAGTCTTTTATAATCTCCAAAGTATCGATTTTGCCCTTTTCAACCATCCGCTCAAAAAACTCAGTCCGGCTATTTATTTGAACCATCTTAAAACCTTCAATAGTCTGCCCTCCGACAGTTGGTTGCATCCGAAAAACTACGTCCCGCTGAGCAAAGAAAGCAGATCGACGGTCGGATGGAATAAAATCAGCCCGAACCAATTCATCAATTAAACCAATAATTGCATCGTCCGTCATAAACCGGTCGGAGTAGACGGTGGCTATCTTTTCCCGGTTGGCATAGTCAGTCAACCTGGCTAAAGACTCGCTAATCTCAGGCGACATTTTTGCCGTCTTCTCTAGGGCCACATTAATACGCTCTGCGTCCACCCCAAATAATCTGTCAGGATTCAAAGCGGGGGATCTAGGGGGCTCGATAGCGTTCTCAGAAACCAATCGACTGGAGACACCCAGGTTAGGCTTAGGCAGGGGTGGGCCAGATGGTGCATCCCTAAATCTGTCATCCCATTCCTTTTGGTATTTCGCAGAAAGCACCGTAACTCTAGAGCGGCAATTGTGAGTTATAATTCCATTAGCTACGTTCAACCCATCTTTAGAGGTTAAGTTATAGACATGCCCACAATACTTAAACGTGTGGATTTCTTGGATCTCAACCAAATAGAAACCCCCCGAAATATCAGAGGACTCCGTAAAAGGATTCAATATATAAAGGCAATCCCTCATATAAACGGAATTCCAATGTGACCTCAGAAAGCCTTCCAAATTATTTTCAAGGATGGGTTGGTCACTGCCGAAAAGTCGCCCAGGATTTAGACGACTAACCAAGCTAGGGTATCCCGTTGATGGGCTAAGTAAAACTTCTGTATCGCTTGAGCCCCTGATCTCAAACTTAGCCAGACCGTTATCTAAATCCTCACAGGGGATGCGGCTATCTATCAAAGCCTGGTTAGTCTCAAAAACGCTATCTATGGAGGGATAACAGTGCTGTAACTTGTCAACCAACGGGCTATAGAAGACTTGCTGGCCTTCTCTGAGGAAACGGCTTTCAACAAATCCATCAGGGGTGAGTACCGGGTGTTCTCCGGTGACTTCCAAAGTAACGCCGTTGGTCAATTTGATTCTGACGGCATCCCCATTATACCTATGTCGGCTCAGGACTTCGGGGTGTACCGCTATCACATGCTGCCCCGGTAAGTAGGCGTTAGGGTGACTGGGGGGATTCGCTCCAGACCAACCATTACCTGAAAACTCTTGGTTTAGCTCTCTAACCTGACCCGCCAATGTCTGGCAAGTCTCAGAGGTTCTGCGATCGCTCACGGTCTGCCAAACTTTCTTCAGACCAAGCTCAGGACAGATTTGATCAATTTGGTTATACCCAATCAAAGCCCCCCGATTAATCAACTCATTGCTAATCGTTCTAGCTTGGGTTTCAGCCCGGTTTGTGGCGCTTCTGAAAACCCCATCTTTACCCTGCAACCCTTTTAATCCCGTACCCAGGATTTGGTCTTGAATTTGCTGTATGGAAGCCCCCTGAGCCAGCCCAACCTGAACCGTCCTCAGAACCTTCTCCTTAAGTTCAGAGGTTGTGGCCTTGATGAGTGTGGCCATCTCGGCATTGGCTAGCCCAATTGCTTCAATCGGTAAGGTAGGCGTCCACCCCCAGAAATCCGATTCCTTAGGGATCGCCGCCTCAGAACCTACCACAAATTTGGCTTCCCTCAACCCTTCTTTTAGGGCCAGACCAGAATCAAATTGCTCGGAAATAGCCCGATCGACTTCCCCTAGGTATTGATCAAGTAAGCTAATCAACTTTCCTTTGTGCGCCAGGGTTTCAGGGCTTTTGAGCAGTTCTTTTTTAAGCTGATTTCGAGCCGTCGCTAAATTTTTCTGGACAAGACTGAGATTAACCTGCTCAACCTTTAGGCCAGCATTAACGACTTCCCTAATCAGCGCCTTGTCCATCTCCTTACCCTAGTCGGCCTACCCGATCTGAGCCAAAGGTGCCCCCAATTAGCTGAGCCAAATGCTCCACTTGCTTTAGATAGAGGGCTTCCCGCTTAGCCAGTTCATTGGCCCTCAGCTTGACCGATCCCGCCTCAGCCACATACAGGCTTTCCTCAATAATGTCCGAACTCAGCTTATTGAAAGCCCGTTCAACTTTACCTAGGGCAGATTGGTTAGTACACAGAGGAACCCCATGAAACTCAAAAATTTCATCTGGGTCTAGCCCTATTAAGTCTTGACCAATCAGCGCTAATTCCTGATCAGCGTTTAGTGTCAAAACTAGGATATCCCGACTAACCGCCAAAAGATAGCGGGAAGCCGTATAGTCCAGATGGAAGCTAATCCTTTCTCTTTGCAGACTTGTAAGGGTCATTGGGATACCTTGATAACTCCTAGTAAAACTTCGTAGCGACTATCGGTCACTTTAATATCGAGCGGCAAACAATCTGCAATATAGCCTTCCCTAGACAGTCGCCAATACTTAAGTTGTCGGACGGTAGCTTCCGGTACTTCCCTGGAAATCTTGAGCTTGAAGATACCGATCGGGTTTCCGTTTCCACCCAGGCGATTGGCAAATCCTCTTAGCTGCTCATCACTATAAGAGGTGATATTCTTTTGCTCAGTCCCTGGCAGAATGGCTACAACGTCTGTGCCAATCGTTAGCTGATACTCTCGGTAGCCCAGCCGATCTAGAATCCGGTCTTCTAAAGAAGCCAGCCTAACTTCTACATCCCTGACAGTCATAGCTTACCTACCTCTAGGAAGATGGGTCGGTTGACAAATTCTTGGTCTTTTTGCTTGCTTTCAGACCCTGCCTTAGCCCACCGCTCATACGATCTGAGAAGTAAGCTCAGAAAGTAATCGGGGTCTTTGTCGTATTCCCCTAAAAACCAATCCAGAAATTCGGGTACTTTCTCGGCAATCAGATTGTACTTAGCAGCACCCAAAACCAAGTTGACCTTAAATCCGCGGGTACAGTAAATACGGATGGCTTGATTTAGAAGAGCCAGAGAAATCTTTGAGGGAAGTAGGCTGTTGAGGTACTGGAGCAGATTATTTTTAGAAATTACAATGATTCCCGGTTGTCTACTCCTTCCCGAAGTCAACCGCTGAAGCTCAATTAGTTTCTGGATCTCGTAGGTAATCATGGGTCTAGTATATCACAGATTCCGAAGGCCGATGGTAAAACGCTTGAAAGCCAGATCGAGCAAACTTCCAGACACCGGTTCGTCAGGAATACCTCTTGATGTTGGGATAGTACCTTGCCTAGCTAGTCCTAGAAAACCAACAGCGGGCCTACCCTGGGCTTTATATTTTTGGCTTAAGAGAAACGCAAAATCGCTCTGTTCCTCACTGCTCAGCCCTAGCACTAACTTAGCCCAACGCTTGACTGATTTCTGACCTTCCGCCGAGATACCTTTCCCTGGTTTGCGACCCATCTCCACAGGTAAAAAATACTGGACAGATTGCCCCAACACAGCCTTAGGGTTATCGGAGGTAGCGGGTACAAATTTCCAGCCTCTCCTTAGTTGGCCCATATTAGCAGGGGTAGCATTTACCACCTCTGTTTCTAGGGCGGTACCTTCGTCATTCAGGAAGGCCACAAGTTTAGCCATTCTATCTCGGTAGTAGTCAGCCGGTTTAAGCCCCCTGGTGCCTTTAATTCTGATCGACTTTACTGGCATTACCCGGCCTCAATTGTAAACGTCAATGCCGTGAAAAATCCCGTGGTTAGCGAGATATTGGATTGGTTGGGATAGGTCTGGGGTATCTCTATTTCCACCCCGGTTGTCAACCTTAGGCTTTTAGAGTTTCCGCTGTCGTCTAGGAAACACTGAGGTTCCTGGGAAAATGCTTTCACAATCTGATTAGCAAGATCGAGGGACGCCTCAGACAAACCTGTCAGAGTATCACTAGAAATGGCAATTCCAACCGCATAGGAAACAATTTGGCGTGAGGGATTGTTGGCTTCCACAGACAGGGGAAACAGATAGCCCTTAGGGTCTTCGCCGGGCAAGATACCAAAATTTATGGACTCCCAATCAGAGACTCCGGTAATTTCTTCAAGCTTAAGTAGAATAGACATGGTTCCTCACAGGATTAACAAAGGTTCTCGGTGGGCGATCGGTAGGTTCTCGGTGGGCGATCGGTGGGCGATCGGGGGGGATTAGAGGGGGTGTCTCAGGATTAGGATGCCAGCCGTGCCATTACCGCCGTTGCCGTTAGACCAACCGCCACCACCCCCTGAACCAGAGTTAGCTCCAGTAGCAGCGTCGGCAGTGTTAGCCCCGTTACGTCCACCACGGCCACCACCCCCTGAACCGCCCTGACCCCGGTTAGGATCAGTAAAGCCCCCAACACCACCGCCACCGCCGCCACCCCGTGTAACCCCGTCAATCATGAGAATACCAGGGCCACCGTCTCCGCCTTTCGTGTCTGCTCCGTCTACCCCATTACCCCCAGCACCACCGCCACCGCCGCCCGCTCTTTGGGTAGTAGTAGCAGACGTGAAGCTATCTCCGCCATCTCCTGCATTTACGCCGGAACCCCCGACAAATGCTGTAGCGGTTGCCCCAGCACCGTCTCCCCCGCCACCACCGCCTAGGCCATTAGTACTAATTTTTCCGCCTCTGCCACCCGTAACTAACTCATTTACAGAGCCACCCACTAGCGAAGTCGATTCCCCATCAAGACCCACTCCCGTTGACCCAATTCTCCCTATTCCCCTCGCTCCTATCGTAACCGCGTAAGACCCTGGAACTAGAGATAAAGAAGAAATTAATCTGCGTCCGCCTGATCCGCCACCTCCTCCAACACCGTTACTACCGGGTCTGCCCCCGCCACCACCCCCACCTAAAATATCGAGATCAACTAGGGCTGTACTCCCGCTAACCGTCAGAGTTCCGCTAGAGGTAAACCGGTAATACCTGAATCCCCCAGAGTCGAACGTTGAATTAAATCCGCTGATCGTGAATCCACTAGACACATTCTCAGAGCCCGCAATTAATCTAGGGACAAACCGAGCAGGGCTAGGGGTTTCCTGATAAACCTCTAAACCCGCAATCAACCTAGGGACGAACCGAGAGAAGCTGAGGGTATCCAAGTAGGTTTCTGGGCCCCCAACCGCAAACGTGGAAAACTCCATTAGAGGATTTAGGGGAGGATTAATAATTTCCTCAGAGCCCGCAATCAATCTAGGGACAAACCGAGCAGGGCTAGGGGTTTCCTGATAAACCTCTAAACCCGCAATCAACCTAGGGACGAACCGGGAAAAATCAGGGGTTTCTCGATATATCTCAGAGCCCTCGATTAACCTGGGGACGAACCGGGAAAAATCAGGGGTTTCTCGATACCCTTCTAAACCCTCGATTAACTCAGAAGTAAACCGAGAAGGGCTAAGGGTTTCCTGGTAGACTTCTAAGCCCGCAATCAACCTAGGGACGAACCGAGCAGGGCTAGGGGTTTCCTGGTAGACTTCTGAACCCCCGATTAACTCAGAGGTAAATCGAGAAGGGCTGAGGGTTTCTTGGTAGACTTCAGAGCCCGCCACCAGACTAGAGGCTAGTTGCATCAAGCCCTCTTGACCCGGTTCTACAGCACCGCCACTATCTGCCCCTGAACCGGAAGGCATTCTGAGGGAAATAGATAGTCTCATGGTAGAATGCCTCTTTGGGGTTAAGGATCGGTGATGCGGATTTCTGCTCCAGTAACTTCCCAGGTTTGGCCTGATGCTAGCGAAACTGGGGCAGCAGTCTGGAAGAAATGGTAGATTTCTCGATCAGCAACTACTGCACCAGGGCCAGTAATGAGTACCCAGTTGATAGCCCCACCGGAAGCAGGAAGGGTTCCACCAGACGCTGTAAAGGAGAAAACCCGGATTACAGCCCTTGCCCAGTTGTTGACATCATCCTCAGAGATGGTCGGAAAACCGGTTGAATCTCTGGTTAGGACTTGACCGCCAGACGTATACCCGTTACCCGCCGCAATCTCTGAGACATCCGACATAGTGTTGGAATCTACAGTCGGAGGGGTGACGTTGGTGCCCAGGGCAATATGGAATTGGGTGGGTAAAGCTGTGCCCCCATACAGACTTTGGGCCTGTCTAAATTTCCATCGATTTGTAGTTGTCATACCGTTACCTTTTTATCAAGCCTTGTAAGCAATACCCGAACCCGCTGACAACCGGATGTAGGTTGCCTCTAGTTCTGAGCCAAAACTCAGATCACATCCTCTCGCAATAATTGCCCCAGCCAGGTTGGTATTAACTACCCCCGGAATTTGAGAGTTTTTAGGGCGTAGTCGGATCTCCTGAATTGTCATTGCCTCGTTAATGGCAGACAACGCAATAAACCGACCTTCTACGGCCACAGTCGTAATAAATACTGGGCCACCTCCGCCAAACGATTCACGTTGAACAGCCATATCGTCACCTTCCAAAATTAATGAGGGTTCCTCTAAATCCAGATTGGGGGGATATCTAGGGCCAAGAAAAGGTGACCCAGATATCCCCCAACCTAGATTAGATGGCTAGGATATTCTTGATAACAGCCCCAGCCGCCTTGGGATTAGGAGTAGCTAACTGCACGTAGGTTTTGACGTAGCCGGCTACAAATTCACCCTGATTGCCCAGGATCTCGATTTCAGCCCGGATACCATCCACTTCGGGTGCAGTTTCATAACCCAGAGTCTGATGAACCTCAGCACCAGGGCCAGGATTGAGTACGCACAAGTGGATTTTGGACATATCGAGAAAATAGAGCCGACCGGAGTTAGCTGCATCAGCCGTAGCCGCAACCACGTTACGATCCCGCAAGAAAGGAACACCCATAAACCCTGTGGCTGAGATACCCAGAGAACCTGCCGTGTTAGCCTGGTTAACAAAGTGAGCCGAAGACAGAGCAGACAAATCAATGTCTTCCATCAGCGCTTTGTACTTGGTCAGAATATCCGCCGAGGTTACCCCGGTGAACAGGCCAGGTTGCTCATTCCAGCCATAACCATTTGCTTGGAAATAAAGCTGGTCTAAGCGATACAGAACGTTGGTGGATAGCTCTTGAGGAGTGGTATCAAGGTGATCGATAACCACTGAGCGCCAGTTAGCGTTAGCCGCGGTAGCCCGGTTGATCCCGGCATAAGTGCCCGTGGAATCAACAATGGTCTGAAGCCCCACTAGACCATTAGAGACGGAACCTGCAAATACGTCAGCGGCGATCCGGCTAGACAGATCCTTACCCGCTTCCATAATCTCGGACATGAGCAGCATACCAATCTCACCAGGATTAGCAGCGGCCTGTGCCATAGCCCGCTTAGGTACGCTAAATTTTGAAATGTAGGTGGCCCAGGGCAACGTCGGGTTAATGTAATCGGTGCCGGGGTTAGTGAAGGTTACGGTCGAACCGTCAGCAATAGGCCCAGCTTCGTGATCGGAAGCAGACCGGGCTTTGAGGTAAATCGCTTGAGAAGCCACCGCTTTTTTCTGTAGGGCAGCTAGAACCGGGTTAGACCGATTAATCAAATCAGCCAGCGGTTCCTGGAACGTGGTATTCAGAATGTTCTGAATCCGGGCAAAATTCTGAGACATGGTTAAAGTCCTTCTATCGTTGCCTTTGCGCTACAATTAAGGCTAGGTAATCCAATAGACACCAAAGGAACGTATGCAAACTCAAGAATTGTTTGACGCTATAAATGATCTGCCGTCAGATCTAGATCGGTATGTCCTGCTTGATGAGTTGAGTAAGCTGGCAGAGGAGGGCAAAAAGAAAATTAAGCCCAACCTTATCCAGAATTTTGGAAACTCAGAAGTAATAACTATCTCAAGTCGCAGGGTCTTCAAAGTGGATCCCCTGAGTCCTATTGGAATGAGGATCGCAAAGCTGAAGCGGGAAATCCAAGAGTTAGCCAAAATAGCCCAAGAGTCCAATCAGGGTACTTGGGAAGAGAGCTACGCGGTAACCGTCAGAAAAACCCCCAAAGCCCCTAAGAACTCCGAAACCCCTGAAACCCTTAAGAATCCTGAAGCTCTGACCCCGGAAGGCGACTATTTCGACTATTTCTTTGGGGGCTAGCGTCGGGTCGAAGAAACAGGGGCAGGTCTGGGAAGTAACCTTACGATATTGCCCGGCAATGCGGTAAGTTGTCGGTTTATTCCCTGTACCACCCCTAGAATATTTCGAGAGTTGTCTCTAATGTCTCGGTTGATTTGGGCCAGGTTAGAGATATTGCGGGCTACGTCTTGCTGGGCTGAGGTTTGCCTTTCCATAGCCCCTAGCTGTTCCTGAGATAGGCTCACCATTTGCTGGTCAGATTGAACTTGTCGGTCGGAATTTTCCGTTCTCCGCCGAGATCTTTCCGCTTCTTTGGCCCTATCCTCTGCTGCCTTCTGTTCAGCCTCTGCTATCCTCTTTAGCTCTTCATTGTTAAGCAGATTAGATCTGTCCCCGCTTTCCACGGCCTCATTAGCAGTTCGACCTTTCCGATTATTCAGTATGGCCTCTGCGATCATCGTTTCTAGCTCAGCCAATCTCCGCTGATTATCAATTCCCCGGGATTGGACTTCGGTCTTACGATTTTCAATATCTGCCTGCCGACCTAAAGCTTCATCCTGCTGAGTTAGCCGGGTACGCTCATTCTCTGACAAATCCGAACTCTTTAACTTAGCTTGGATACCTTCCCGTTGGCCTTGGATTTCAAGTTGCTTAAGCTCATTAGCCACCACAAGCTGTTCCCGCTCAATTTCCAACTGCTCCATCTTATATTGCAGTTTAGTTAGCTCCAGCATACTAAGCTCTTGCTGGATGGCATTCTGGGCCTCTGCGGTATTGTTTAGGTTAATTTGTTGGCCGACATTGGTGCTAATAATTTCTGAGGCAATCCCCAGCATGGCATTTCGTTGGCCAAGGGTAGCATTCCCATCATTTAACACCCCATTAATTCGATTTAGAATTCCCTCTGTACCGCTCATATAATCTTGGGCAATCCCCAGGGAATCATTATAGATCTGAAGACCTTGAAGTCTCTGGTCAAGAGCAGCCTTTTCCCGCTCCATCACCAGAGCAATATCATCTAGCCTTTGATCGATAGCTTCTTTTTCTTTAGCCTTAATTTCCTCAATCTGCCTTAATTTTTCATCCGCTAGTTCTTTATCTAGGTCACGAATCTGGACAGCCGCATCCCTAGCTACTTGGGCGCGCTCTAGAACCAGGGCTTTTTCTTCCCCTGACCCATCTACGGCGGCCTCAATCCTCTGGTTAATAGCATCAATTTCAATCTGAGCGGCTTCCTGTATTAACCGTTTCCTCTCCTCATACGTGTCAGAAATAGTCAGGTTTTCCCGTGCCGCCCTAGTCTCCAATTCAACTAACTTTAGCTCATTACTATCTTTCAGAAATTGATTATACTGATCCTCTAGCTCCTTTTGAGTTTCTAGCCGTTCTTTATTGAGGGCTAGCTGCTTTTGTTGGATCTCAATTTCTAGGTTAATCCGCTCTTCTGATGAGGTACCTGATTGGTTTTTCAGGTTTTCGAGCAGGGCGATTTGGTCTGCTACCGCTTGTTCTTGGATAGCCAGAGATTCTTTAGCAATTTGGGATTGGCTGCCCACTAAGGCATCTTTTTGGTTTTGAGCCGCTGCCTCAATTTGGCTCACCGATTCCCTAATCCGATTCGCGTACTCATCATAAGCTTTGGCGGCATCTTCGACCGACTGGGCATTATCTGCTACCGCCTGATTGGATTCCTGGGTGACCGCCGTGGACTCCTCAGTGGCTTTGTTGGTTTCGTTAAGAGCCGCTTTATTTTTCTCCAGTTTGGCAATAAGCCCATCTCGTAACGCGATGTCGGCTTGAAGGGTGGGTTTCTGTTCCTTAAGAGCGGCGATCGACCGATCAATAACCTCGTTCATCTGCTCCAGCTTAGCAGGGTCAACGGTCAACCCTTTATCGAGTTGGTTAGCCATTTTAGAGGCTTCAAGAGAAACTGCTGAGGCACTATCCGCTAAGTCATGGAAGGCCCGCGTAGTCTGGTTGGCTTTGGCATCGCTGACACTCGGCAATCCCAGCAACTCAAGGGCGCTATTCAAGAGCCCAACTAATGGCCCTAACTCCGCCGTGATTTGCTCAATATTCTGGGAAACCTCATCCCCAAAGAAATCTTCCAAAGACCCTTCCGAGGTGGTTTTTGTGATATCTCGGAGGGCTTTATCGAGGTCACGGGCGGACTCCCTGGTTTTTCTGGCTTCCCCCGTGATCGCTTGGAAGGTACTCACAGCTAGCCCAACTGAAGCCCCTGCCAGAGCGACTAGTCCAAACGTGGGTGCCATAGCCAGCAGAGATTTGGTAGCCCCCGCAATGGCCACGCTCAATACTTGGAATGCTTTTTGAGAAGCCAGCAGGGCCAGAGCTTGACCGGATATTCCTCCTGTGGTCATTAACGTGGCTACCCCATACGCCTTCATGGCAACCACGGCTGACCCTAAGAAACCAGCCAGGGTAGAAAACGCTCCTACAATAGTGGTCAGGCTAGTGATGAGAAGGGCAGTACCTCCCGCTAGTGTCAGAGTTACCCCAGTGATTGCCGTCAAACCTCCGATAACCTGTAGGATTTTTGGGTCTAGTTGAGCTAGGGTAGCGGCGAATCGGCTGACCATCTCGATAACTGGGCCAAACGCCACCAAAGCCCCATTACCTAAATCAATGAAGCTAGTCCTCAAAAGGTTCAGGGTACGGTTGATTTCTTGAAGTTGGGTCGTCGAAACCTTACTGTAGGCCGAGTCTAGCTCCCCTACGCTTTGGACTTGCTTTTGGATAGCACTATCAAGCTCCCCAGCACTATCCACCAATACCGAGATAGAGTTACGGGCCTCTACCGACCCAAATAGTTTGGCCAGGGAGTCTGCGGCTAGATTAGAAGACCCGGCGATATCTTTGGCAATCCCCACTAGGCCAACCTGCTGAAGTCGGGCGGCATCGAACGCTATCCCTAATCTGGTGGCTTCCTGTGTGGCAGCGGCAGTCGGTTGCTGAATGTTACTGATGGCCTGAGCTAGGTTGGTAAACGCTGACGCTGCTGGAATCCCCTTGACGGTGGTGATTGAGATAAGCGCGTTGACTTCTTCGATGCTAAGCCCTGCCAGTTTGAAGCTAGCGGCTACTGCCCCAATAGAACTGGCATACTGGTCAATTACGATCTCCCCCTCGTTTTGGGTGACCACCATCTGATCAATCACTTTCTCGAATTTTTCCGCCTGGGTCAGCCCTTCCCCCAACGCATCCCCATAAGAGTTGATGATAGAGGTCGCCGCTTTGGATACCGTGTTAATGTCTGATTGACCCGCGATCGCCGCTTTTTGGGCTAGCTCTAGTGCTGCCATCAAATCGGTCTGATCTTTGATGCCACTACTTAACAGATTGTATGAGGTCACCGCCGCTTGCTGGATATCGATCGCGCCATCGGTATCCTGCTGGAGTTGCCGAAGTGCCTGAGAAAACTCCTCTGTAGATCCCGTTGATTCATCAGAGACTGTGGCTACCATGGCCAGAGCTTGTTCATAATCGGCGGCCATTTTAGCCGCTCCCACAGAAAAAGCCGTTAATGCAGCACCGCTCAAGCCGAGTTGGGTTCCAATTTCATTGAGCGCGCCTTGGACTTGCTTAGCTCCCTCAATCTCTAGAAGAATCTGGTATACCGATTTAGCCACAGCCGTACCTCTCACATTGCTTATGGTGCAAGGGTTAGGCTAGGTATCTTCCCAATAAAAAGCCCGGTGACTTCTAAGAGCTACCGGGCTTAAACATCTCCTTTCTGGTCATAGCTGGGTCAACAACGATTGGAAAGCCCAATCAGAGGTATCTTCTGTTTCAAGGGTTGGGCGACTGACTTGCTTCCAGTAAGCTTTCCAGTCTTCCCCGATCACCTCTAAGGATTCGTTAATCAGAACAGCGAACGGTAACATTTCTAAAAACATGGTGGAAGGTTCCTCTAACAACTAAAAACAGTATAGCAGATTTTGCCTAGCCGTCAATACCCCCCAGAAAACCAAACCAACCCGGCTTCTCCCTCACCAAGTCTTCCCGCAGTTGCTGAGAAATCAGGTAGGACTCCATCAAATAGCTGCAAAAATCCTCTAGCTGCTCTCGGCTCATCTGGGGCAGTTGCCGCCTAAGGTTTTCAAGCTCTAACTGCTTGGGGATAGACAAGTTATCCATTTTGGGTTACCTCTAAATGTCAAAAGGATAGAGGGGAGGGCTAGGGACACCCTCCCCTGAACTTACTTGATGGCGTCAGAGAGGGCCACCAGTAGGCAATACAGGTTGGCGATAGTAAACAACCAGATTCCTGTCACAGTGATAACTAGGGCGTACAGTGCGGTTTTCTGACCAATTTCCACGATCATGGGATTTCCTCAATCGGTACCCTAAGATAATAACATCTTTATTATTCATCTGCCAACCCTCTTCGCCTATTTTCGAGCGTGTGCACCAGGTACCGCAGGGCATCGGGGTAGTGGTCATTCTTTTTCACGGGCTCATCCTGGTAGTTTCCATTTTTGTCTTTGCCCCATTCATACCCCGTCATCTCTTCCCAGGCCAGAGCATGGTTATTAGGGGCTTCCGGGTCATCCGTAGTCTTGAGAAAGATTAGGCGACCGCTGTTTATAAACTCAGAGGTAGTAAGGATCCCGGATAGTACGTTGGTCTTAGCTTTTCTCAGGGAATTAGAGCCAAATTCATTGCGAGCCAGCTTAAATAAGTCGGGTCTGTCATGGGGCAGAACAAGGGTTTCAATAGCCCAGCGATCTACCAACGCTCTGAGGGCATTCAGCAGATCTTCGCCGGTTGCCTCTTTACCCCGCCAGTAATCCACAGCAGCATAGGCCGTTTTGAAGCCTAATTCTGAGGGCGCTTGATACCGTTTAGCCACGATCACCCTGGGGTTATGGAAGCCGAAATCCACCCCTGCAAAACATTTCCCTGAGTCCAGCCAACCCTCTGGAACCTTGCCCAATAGATGCCGGGCTTCATCTAAATTATAGACCGCTCCCTCCAAAGCGACCCACAGCCCTAGGAGGTTCCGTTGACCCAAAGGATTAAGATAGTCTTTGAGGTGTAGGCCGTCCGCGGGAGCTTCCCCTGATCTGATGGCCCTAACTTGATCCCTTACCCAGGCAATATCAAAACCATCTCGGACATAGGCCGCTAAATTCTGGACTAGGTAATTCTCCGGCAGGTTGACATTGGCTAGGCTGTTAGAGCTATAGATTTTGTGTCCGGGCTTCTGATCCTTGATGTAGGTCTTATAGAGCGGATGATTAGAGGATTTAGGGTTACAGGCTAACCATGTCTGGCGGATTCCCAAAGTAGCATCTACGTACTCTCGTAGGTTAGAGGGAAGCCCGCCGTAGTTGGTAGGTCGTTCTAGGTGCCCCGATAGCCGCCCTTGGATCATGGTGATGGCCTCTTCCGAAACTTCTGCGGCTTCATCGATCAACGCCATGGTTAGTTCGATTGAGCCCAAGCGATCCGGGAAATCAGCCCCAATAAAACTGACCTTTGAGCCATTAATTAGCTCCATCACCAAGTCAGTGTTAGACCAGGACTTGACCCAGGATGGATGGATAAGCTGAAGAAATGTCAAGAGCGTAGATTTTTTAAGGCTAGCTAGATGTGCTCTGAATACCCCTAGCTTAGCTCCCTGAAACGTTAGGATGTGTCGGATTCCAGCCCGGCACAAAATTTCGGTCTTACCCGATCGATAAGACCCGCTATTCAGGATAAATAAATCGCTGAAATTGGATAGGGCTTTTTCCTGGCCTTCCGTGTATTGACCCTCTGACCACCTATTAAATCCTTTACCTATCTCGGATTCGTATTTCACCGCTAACCCTCCCTAATTTGAGGAAAGGCTGGGATAGTTGCAATGGTCTTACCTTGCCCTTCCGCCTTAGCCTGATCCTGTTCTAACTTGTGCATCTTGAGGATGAGCCCACCAATTAAGGCCAAATCCTTAGCGGGAAGCGGATCAACCCATTCCCCATCCTCTCTTTGATAGGGTTCCTCATAAAGCTTATCCAGCACCCGCTGTTTAAGCCGATTTAGTAGCGCCTGTGTTTCTACCATACCTATGGTCACGGTTTTTGGTCAGGTATCAACTCATCATCTCCCTAATTTTTTCAGCCAACTTATCGGTATCAATAGGATTATCCTCAACGTATTTTAAGTGTTGTCTTTCTAAAATCTTTTGCTTGTTATCGGGATTCCCTAGCCAACTGATAAACGATTTGCTCAGGAATATTTTCATGATCCGAGACAAGGGCCATTCATGCATTAACTGCTCTTTACCTTCCTGAGCAAGGTACAACAGGGCAGTTTCAAAAATGTCTAGCTGGATAAACTCAGCATCCTCTACCATTTCTTCGTCTGTCGGTAGATCTAGCGTCCGAGGAAATACGTTATGAAACTGCCAAAGTAAAGCGGGTTCCTTCTCCCAATAAAAGAGCAGCGCCTCGATTTGATTAAAGGTTAGATCCCTGGAATTAAGACCAAAATCTTCCATCAGATCGTCTAGGGATTGCCGGAGTTTGGGTTGGTTCAGGTAGAGTGAGGGAAGCTCTGCGGATAGTTGCCTGACCAAAAGCTGCCATTTAGGATAGACTTCCAGCAATTTGGAGAGGGTAAGCTCTCGGATTATCTGGAGGGATCCGGTGGGGCTTTTGATGAGCATGGCACCGTTGGACGCGCTAATCCCTAAGGTTGACTCAAACTCGAAATGACTCATAAATAAAAGGGCTACCGCTATGATAGCCCCCCTAAGAACAGAGAGAACACCTCTATTTTAGCACATTAGATCCGTTCAATCAGGGCGAAATCCCCGTTGTTATTGCGGATTGCCATCACGGTTAGAGCGGCGGAACCCGGATTTTCACCGACGCCCATCTCTAGGTTGGCTTGGATAATACCACGAGGGATCGTGATTTGGTAGTTTTCAGGGCAACCAAAGAACCGGCCGTACACCCCAATCTCACCCAGTTTTTGACCGGAACCTAACGCAATCACGTTATTGTCACCAGCCGCAGGAAGTTGATAGAAGATGGTGACTTTCCGGCCTGTCAAATTAGCGTCGAACTCAAACGTGGTATCACCAGCCGCAACGGTAGCGGTCACATCGTACTGAACTCCGTCTTCGTCAGCTGCATAGATATCGCCCGTAGTAGATACCGCAACTCCAGTCAGGACGTAAGTGGATACAACCGGAGGGCCAGCATCTGTGGTAGACAGAACAACGCTGATGGAGCGATCCCGTAACGCCGCGGAATCTTCGGCTAAAGTATTGGTGGCCGCTTGCAGAAACGCCCACGCCAAGTTTTCAGACGTTAACTCAATCGAGCAGCCTTCTCTGAATGGGCAGCTACCCGAAATGCCTTTGATACCCTGCTGAGAAAATGTCTCAACCATCTGGTTCTCAGTAGTATACCGGAAAGTCGCTCCCCCAACCTTGTCTCCAAAGGGCAGCATGATTACTTCAGTGCCCGTAGTCTTAACCAGACCTTCGATAAAGCCTGTTACAATATTGCCTTGTCCAGCCGCCATAGTTTTACCTTGGATATTTCCTATGACTCTCTTCTTAGGCTAGGTAATAATCCAAGTTACCCTTTGAACTCAGGGGGGGGATAAACAGGGGTCTTACCGGGTAACACAAGGGCTATATGAAAAACCCCGCCTATTTCTAGACAGGGCCAGTTGTAGACCAAGATTGAGGGATAGACCAAGATTGAGAGTTTATCCCTCTCGGTTGGTATCGATAAACCCTAGGAAATCCTCTAGGGGTTCCGGTAGCAGATCTAGGTCAGCCATTAGTCCTAGGAATTTGGATAGGGTTCCGGCGACTTCCTGACGGTAAACCCATAAAACCCCGATCGAGAACAAGGGCCAAGCTGCTGCCAGACACAGATTTACCATCACTGTGTAATCATCGGGCTCTTCGGATAGCAAAAAGTTTAGCTGGGTAAATGCCCCTATAAAGCCCAGGAAATACAAAATTAGAAACATGGCGTCCTCAGAACTGTAGAGTGATTTGTTGATTAATTGGCTCGGAGCAGCTAAATAGGCCACCAGTTGGATACCCAACCTGCTGCTGGTTTAACACCTCGCAGATCTTAGGATAAGCAGGATTATCCGGGTTTACGATGACCCGTAAGTAGAACTGATTGAGCCGGATTCCTCTAAATCCCACGGTGAATCGCGGGGGAGTGTCTAGGCGATACAGAGGATTAAAGGGCTGGAATGAACTACCCGTGTAATAAGCCGGTAAGCCCATTTCCTCTAGCTTGGCGTTGATTTGGCGAGTCTCTGCTTCAGTTAGAGCCCGCGCCAGTTTGAGAAATGATAACATGGCGATTTCCCTCCTTTAAGGGCGAAAGGTTAGCCCCTAGCCAGAAAAACGCCAGGGGAATCGAAATTAACAGAACTAGGCTAGCTACTCGTCTCATGGCTAACTTTCCTGAACACCAGCATCTTACGGTTCAGTTCTACCCCCAAAGCATAAGGAATGACGGCAACCAGATCTAAACCCTCATTATGTTGGCGATTCAGGTACTCTGAGTAAGACTTGCTAGCGCCCTCCGCCGTGGATGGAAACTTAGGCAGACCCGTCAAATTTAAGTCGATGCAGACAAAAACTGAATCGGCTTCTTGGCTTGGTTCTGTCTCTGCCGATGGTTTTCTAGGCATCTCCGCTATCCACTCCTTTCAGAAGGTCACTCAAGAAGGCGTGCATATCCTGAATATCTGAAAATTTAGTGGGCTTAGCAGGGCCAGGTGCTTCCTTATCCCCAGTGCTTGCTGGCTCTACGGGGGTTTCCTCAGGGGCAGCGATCGGCACATATTCCAGCTTCTGTTTCAGGGTTTGGTAAGCCTCTGACCCCAAAAATTCCCTAGCTCTTACCGGGTCTGCGGGAATTAACCCTTTGATCTCCTCTGGCACTCCATAGCTCTGTAGAACCATATCCCGTAGAAGCTCGGAGTATTCCCCATTAGGAGCAGGGGCAGCAGGGGCAGCAGATTTTTGCACTGCTTCCTGAATCATCGGCTGAAGGCTTTCCTTTAATAGGGCCAGAAAGTCTTGCGTGGGGTTAGAACCGATTGGCTCTTTTTCTTCAGTCATCAATTTAACTCTCCTATAGTTAAGGTTCGGGTAGTGGTTTCTCCCTCTTCTTGATAGGAGAGGGTTACTCGCAGTATCCATTTACCCCTATAGTATACCACTTGGTGGGCTGTTATTTCCACCTCTTTGGGGTTATCAAATAAGCCCAGCAGTTCACTTAAATCTAACATGTTGGTATGCTCCGTTATTTCTTTTTTACATCCCTGGCAACCCATCTAAATATCCTCCAAGTTCACCCTAAGCTTAGCATTAATTTCCTCAAGTGTAAGGTGGGTGTAGAACGTTTCTTTTAGCGCTTCCGCCCTGTCTACCCCCATCTCAATCAGGCGATTAGTAACTTCTAAGCTCTGAATTTTTTCGCCTTCCGTTTGAGCAAAATAAGGTTCTTTACGCACCAGATAAAAGCCACATTTAGGGAAGAAAGATCCCAGGTTGTAAAGACCCTGCGCTTGCCCTAGCCGACACACCAAGTCCAGCAGAGGGTTTAATCCGGCTTCTACAATCTGACTCCACTTAGATTGGGCTTTGCTGATTAGGCCATCGTTCATAATCCTGAGAGCGATACCGGATGCATCGTTCAGCCGGGTTTCTTGGGTGTTGGTGATTCCGTGCAGTCTCTTAAAGGCTTCTTTTTTATATTTCAGGTACTCAAGCTCATGCTGGGTAAGCGGGGCAGGTTGTAGGATCTCATGCCCACCCCCCTCATCACTAGGCAGCTTTTGAAGTACCTGTTTTTTCTGATTCAAAGCTTTGATGGTTTCGCGGGGATCCGGGCTATCAATCAGAGGGTTACCCAGGAATTCCACATTCTCATCTAGGCCGTACTCCATAAACACGATGGAAGCGGCCAGATTCACTGAAGCCGTATTGAACTCTGGTTTACCCCGCTTTGAATTGATAGAGGGATTGAGTTTGATAACCTGCGCCGGAACCTCCCCATAGTTATGCTCTACCAGGGTAACGTTTGAATCCCATTGGTAGTTTTTTGCATACTGCTCCTTAACCAAAGGATACTCATAATAATGGGATTTATCGGCCTTTACCTTATAGATATAGCGGATTCCGTCGATCGTTATTGAGGTATAAATCGAGACTTCTGTGAGTTTTCCGGCTTTGTCATAGGTGGGAGTAAATTCGCGGCGGTCAAAATACTCTAGAGAGGGCAGATTTTTGTAGTTAAACCTGACCAGTGCCAGTATTTCCCCCGTGATCGCACAAAGCTCCCACAAGTTATCCAAATAGGGGTTGATGCCCACCTTTACTAGCTGATCGATTAGAGCATTAGACGGGTGGGAATCAGGGAGGGTATGGTTAGCTAGGGATACCCCGCCCGCAAACAAAAACCGGTTTACGTCCTGAACATACTCCCTCAGAGGGCTGCTCTGGACAGGGAGATACTGGCCGCGGGATGGATCGTAGAGGCAACTCGCTTCTTTGGATTCCCGTAGCCCGTACAGCGCTTCAATAGTGGTAGTTAGGTCATTCATACCTTTACCACAGGAATTTGCCTAGGTATCGCCCACCCTAAGACAGGGTAAACACAATGTCCTTAGGTTTAATGAGGTATCCAACCGGCGTAGAATCATCTGGATTACTGGGTGTTTTCAGGCCCAAATAGTGAGGTTCACCATCAATCCACTGAGTTGGGTTATCGACTTCCTTTCTGATGCAGTAGTCTACATTGATGGAAGAAAAGAAACAACGGTCGAATGGAATCGACTCAAAACCCAGGGATTGGTAGACTAAGGCCCAGGTGAGTAGGTGACAAAGCTGGAAGATCTGAGCCATCAAATCCACTTGGGATTCTATGACCATGCTCCAGACCTCATCATGGATGGAGATGATGAAGCACCCCTGAATCCCATAGCGCTGAATGAAGTGGTTTAGGAGGGTAACAAAGATATGTAGGATGTCTACACCGCCTGATTGGATTACTCGGTTGCAGCGGCTGGGCATGAACTCCTTACCTACCACATCTTTCCAAAGGCACCGGGAAATGGCCGATTTGCTAAATGCCGTTCTATTATGCAAGGTTTCGGCGTTTTTCATCATGTAGTTATAGGCTTGGGAATCTGTCCCGCCCTTGTACAGCCCGGTCTGTCGATCCTTGACACCTCGCCTTAAACTGAGGGCTTTTCGAGCAATGGTTTTAGCCTCTTCATCGGGTAGGTCAAGGCGATTGGCTTTGATGGCCTCAAATAGCCCCGCCATTCCCCCGAAGAACAGCATCAGAAAATTGAGAGTTTTGGCTAGCTGCCGATCCGTTCCCACGTCCTTAGCCAGTAAAGAGTGACCGTCCGTCTTCTTGTCTTTATCCCCCAACATCTGAGTTAGGCCCATCGGAGTAGAGCCATGCAACCCGAAAAAGGAATCAGATAGTGCTGCACCATAGTTAAGCTCTTGGGCATCGAAGTCAGCCCCCACCAACTTATATCCGGGGGGAGCTTGAATCCGGCTTTTTAACTCAGAGCCCACCACATCTGGCTTAATGTCTGAGCAGGTTAGCCAGGTAGACTCTACCGCCCTCCGAGTGATTGTTCCGTGGGGCAACAGATAGGGCTTGATGGATTGACAACCAATGTCTGACTTAACGGTATAAAACTCTTTAACCCGTTTATTCATGCTTTTCCAGTAAGCCAGCGACTTAGCCTGTTTCATGAATTCCAGCGTCCTCGGATTAGGGGAGGACATAATCTCAGTTGCTGAAAAACTGATGTAGTCTTTGCCTAGGGGTGAGCCACAGTTAAAGTTCTCTCCTTTGGCGTGAGGAATCTTCTTCAGATACAGGTCTTGGTTTTTCCAAGCATACCGGATACAGCCCTCCGTTTCTTCTGGCAAGGTGTAGCACCATTTGAGCTTAGGGTGATAGAACATTGGGTTCCCCGCCCACGTCATCTTGAGTAGCAGTGGAGCGATCGCCGTTTGAGTAGAGATAGGGTTATCCTTTTTCTTATTGATTACATGTTTCCGGTACCATGCGGGAAGCCCTTTGGATTTTCCTGATTTAGCCGGAGTCCAATCCAGTTGTGCGCTCCAAAAATCGGTGTCACCCTCCTTAGCCAGTTCATGGGCCAGTTGGGTTAGATTCTGATTGAGTCCTAGGATTAACCGCCTATACGTGCCTTCTACCTGATTCACCCAGGTATCCCAATTATCCACCACGGGCAATAGAGTGTTAGCCAGGTGGATGTGCCCACTCAACGTCACCAAATGAGGGTTATGCAAAAAATATTTGGGTAATAGCTCTTCCATCAGGCTTTTCGTGTAGAAGCTATCCAGTAAGCAGTACCTGATTAAGTCCAGCAGGTTGGCCCGAAAAGTCTCTAGGTTGCCGACCTTAAAAAGATTTCTGAGTTGCTTATCCTCTTGACCTAAGGGCTCCATATGGGAACAGTGCAGGTTGTAGGCATTCACTAAGGAATTTTCTAGAGTAGTGTGCTGCTTCCACATTGTCCCAAAGGTTAGCTGGGGCTTAGCCAGTACCGCCTTTTGTTCCCTAGAAGCTCCATTACACACAATGTGCATAGACATCAAGTCAATCCAGTTGACCTGTCGATCAAAGAAGGCATAGGCTTGCTGGGTTTTGTTGGCATCAAACAGAGTGTTGAAATTCACCACGGTTCTAAGCTTAGATCCTAGGTCAATCAGGAGCGGTTCAAATGTCTGGGTGGATAGCAGGGCAGGATGAAGCCAAAGATAGTACGCTTCCTTTGTGAGTGCAGAGGCCATTACCGGATAGTTTCGGAATTTAACGTAGGTTTCTACGTCAAAAATGGCCATCTCCTCTAGGATTCCGTCAGAGATCTGGATAGAGCCATCGTGAGAGAAGCGAGTCCAACCGGGGTTCAGATTAGTCCTAACGTTTCTGATGGAGGGTGGCTTAGGTTGCTGGAATTTACCGAACGCTAACAGTCCGTCCTTAATGGCCTGTACGGGCTCTAGTACGTCTGCCAGGTAGTCAACAGGTTGCTTTCCCCCCAAGATCCGAAGGTCTGGGAAATCCAGTTCTTTGTTTTCTTGGGGCTCTAGAGTCAAGCCAAATCGGTCAAAAAGGTTCTGAACTTGGCCCTTAACTAACCGAGATACTGCTGGCCCTTCTGTGCCAAATAATAGAGCGTTGTAGTCGTCTGGCAAAAAGCGGTAACCAAGTTCAGCAATCTGGGATCTAACTTTCATAGTCTGTAAAATCCATGTACTTCAGAACAGTTTTTGCCCTGGTCTTGGCAACATATTCCAAATTTTTCTCCGCTCTTAATTGGGCTTCAGTGTGAGCGCGTGGGTGGGGGAAGTAATCGTCCCCGAAAATCACCACATTATCTGCCTCAGCGCCCTTAGAGGCATGGACAGAGCTAAGCCGAATATCCGCGGAAGGGCTATAAAGGATCCCCCGAATACTAGCATAAAGCTCTGGGTAATTTTGAGGCTTATCTTTTTTCAGAATGACCTGAATACACTCCAAAGTTTCTGCGGCCTTATAGTTGCGATATTCCTCAGCGGTCTTTAGCTCTTGGTTTAGCGTCTCAGATAGCTCTGAAAATTTGCTAACCTTGCTCTGAAGGGTTTTGACCTTACCCTTAATGGTTTCCCCCAGATTGGCTTGGGCAAAGCAAAATGGGATGTTTCTGTCCATTAGGTCTAGAGCCAGGGTAAAGAGTAAACGGTTCACCCTCGCCAATACTAAGGTATCTTTTTTGGTGTTCTCTAGGAAGTCATAAAGCTCGGCTTTGTCGTTGAGCCAGCCGACTGTAGAGGGTTTGCCTGTGCCCTGGATATCCGGGACAATATGGTGGACTTCCTTAAGTATGGTGTCCCCACATCGATAGCAAATCGGAAAGGTGAATTCTTTGCACCCAAACATTACCCGGATTCGTTCGAGGGAGTCCTCAGCGGCACCGGCAAACTGGTAAATGCATTGGAAATTATCTCCGATAGAAACGAGTTGACCTTTCCCTACGGTTTCTTGGACAATCCTTAGCTGGGCTTCTGAACAGTCTTGGGCCTCGTCAAGAAACACGATGGGCCAGCGAGTAAACAGCGATACGCCTGGGGTTTTTAAGGGTCTAGCAGCAGGACTGAATGGGAACGAGATCATGTCAGAAAAGCTAATCACGCCCTCCTCTACAGCTTGTCGGTGGCCGATTAGGATAGCTCGTGAAATTAGCCAAGCCTCTACCACAGGGTTAGCAAAATACTCATGTTCTAGATAAGTGGATATGGAGTCAATATCCCAAAGCAAATTGACTAGGCACAGGGAAATCCTTTGATCTAGCTCCCGTTGATTGGTTTGGGTTGCATAGAAACCCGGCGTGATCTTGTGCCGGATTTCCAAAGATGTATACTCATCTGTCTTGAGCAGATCTCTCAAGATGGTTTGGTATTTCCAAGACTCTACACGGACATCTCCTAGAAGTTTTCGACACGCTGCCATCCCCAGTTGGTAGATGGTTTTAACTTGGCCCTGTAAGCCCGGATCCCGTCTCAGTATTTCATCCTTGGCCGCATTCGTGAAACTAACGTAGATGGCCGACTTCGACTTCGGTGGCTTAGATAGGGCCAGTAACCAACTTGTTTTTCCTGATCCCCCCCTAGCCCTCACCAAGATAGACTTCTTAGAGCTTAGGTAGAATTCCGCGGCCTCTTTTTGGTACTGATTCATCGCCATTTTGTGTCTCTCCTTATTTTTCAATTCGGGATCCAGTTTTCTTCTGACCCCAATAACTCATTATACTTGAAATCCTTGAATACTTGGGGCAGGTAGTATTCAACTCGTTTGTATGCCTTGTTCACCCAAACAATGTCTTTGCTGAACTCCAGACCATTCCTCATCCGAATGTGAGCTAGGGCTTTGGTTAGATAGTCCAATGGGTCACTCTGGGCTAAACTGGCAAACTCTGGGGATTTCTCCATAACCCAAATATTGAGGGAAGCTAAATCCATCAACGATAGCCCAATATAGGGATGCAGGAAATCATTGTGGGATTCCTCAAAATCCCGCCTCAGCTTATCCAACAATTCAGGATCTTTTCTAATGGCCTTAGCAACCAAAAGAAAATCGTAGAAAAGAGTCGCCCATTGAAACTTATCCACCGAGATGGGTTTGAACCCGTTAGCCCGATACCTTACCGAGATTTTGTTGTTAGATAAAGAGCCCAAAATGACTACCGCTGTCAAAAATTGGGACGTTGAATCTTTACTCATGGGTTCTCTTAGATTTAGGGTAATTCTATCGACTTCCTGCTCCAGATCGGTTTTATTGGATAATAGACTAAGAAAACGGTCGGTGCATTGCCGAGCTACCCACAGCATTATCGTGTGCTTGCTGACCCCTATCTTCTCAGCCAGGTAATCTAGGTGGATAAAAGGGCGGTAATCGGGTGATCCTTGGCTTAGAGGCGACACATCCAGGTCTAGAAGTTCTGCCTCTCGCACCGTCGAAATTAGCTTGATTCGGTCGGCTGTCCCCGGATCTACATTATAGACGACCCTGGGGTTATAGGAGTTGGTATTGATGAATAGGGCAGCGGAGGGAAAAATGGAATAGGCATCCACGCCCTTGTCCTGAACTTTCATGAAATCGGCTGAGGATATGAGGGATTTTACCGATCCTGTTTTGGTGAGGCCCTTAAATTCATCGTCAGTGATGTCATCCTTGTAAACCACGTCTGCTGAGATGATTGGGCCAAGGTTGAACTTAGACGCCATACTCTCAAACGTCTCCACTCGGTAACCCACCGTCTCTAAAGCAGAAAACAGAGCTTTCATCAGCGTGGTTTTACCCAGGCCAGGATCTTCCCCTAGGATAAAGGCGGCCATCCGACTAGAATGGATGATTGGCTCTGAGTAGCCGGGTGGAACCAGGTTAGATCGACCCACGCAAGCACGTCCCACCATTAAGGCTAGAAGATCTGCCTCAGCTTTCGGGAATATGGTGAACACATCGTAGATAGAAACCTGCTGTACGGCCTCTGGGAACCATTCTGCCAGGGGTATCCACTTAACCGGGGCTAGTTCTACTTGCTTTTTGGTGGACATGCTGACAACGGGCTGTGGGGTGGCTAGGGACGCTTCTGGTGACCCGGATGTACGCTTAGAATTAACCTCAGCTTCCTTAAGCAACTGTTCAGTTAGGACGTACAAAGGGCTGTTTTTATTTTTGTTGGGTTTGACGATGGGTCGCCAAAATCCGTAAACCTTGGCCCAGTATTCTCCCCGATTAATCCACCCAATCATGATGTCATTGAGGTCTGACCTTTCTTGAGCGGTGGCGATCTCCCGCCATACCTTAAACTCGTCTGGGTAATTGATTTCTGTTTCTAAGATAGACGCGATGGTTATCCGGTAGATCTTGTGAAAACCATATAGCCCCGATGTGGAAGGCTCTACCAGGTACCCGCACTGCTTAAAAAGCTCTTTACCATCTAGGTAAAGATGCATCAGATTTTCGTAATCCTGTTCCTCCTTTTCTAGGGGCTGATATTTCTCTTCCCTGGTTTTGGGGTCTTTCATTAGCTCTCCTGAAAAAATAAAGGAGATTACCCGTCATCCAAGTAATCCCCTGTCGTTTACCCATGGACTAGACTATAGCAGATCATCTAAAATAGAGAGATCTACCTCTTCCTGAGGTAGATTTTGGTACGTGCAGTCAGGGTGGAGAATGAGCCCGCAATTGACAGAGTAGCCGTTTCCGTTACGGCTTTTCTGTACTCTGTTTATTACTAGCTGAGCGGGAAACTCAGGTGAAATTACGGGTTTTTGCCGTAAAAGATCCAAATCGTTCCTATGAGCCCATGCATCTACGCGGGTCAGAGGGATCATCTCTACCTCAGGGTTGAGCAGATCCTTTTCCTGCTCCTTTGTCGGGTTCCGGTATGCCTGAGTAGGAAGACCATTGTTGTCTAGAGCGCCTAGTATCGTTAACTTGGCACCGTATTCACCTTTTTGGGTCATGAAATCATTAAACCCGATGACTTGATAAGTGCCTTCCGGGAGATACTTAAGGTAGATCGTGGGGTTTTGAGCTTTAGGTGGCGGCATCAAAAGCTCCGCCAATTTCTCAGGCGTTTTAAGAAGAGACTTTACGGCTTTGGTGGTTGGTTCCTTTTCGCCCTCCTCTAGGGGTTTCATCCCTAGCGGAACATATAGCGTTAAGTCATCCCCTTTAGTTACCCATGTGAACGACATGACTAGGTTGTCATAACCGTTCACTTTGATGGTGTCTATGTCCACCTCGGCTGACCCTACCATAAAGGTCTTGCCATCAGGTTGGATAGACAGAGGGCTATTGATTAACCCCGCGCAGATGTAAAGTTGGCCATCTTGCTGGCGGATGGTTGGCCCATAAAGCGCCTTAAAGGCACCTCCCTGTTGAACTACTAAGGCAGGGGTAAAATCTTCACCTACCTCAGCAAACTCAGGAAAGGTTCGTTGCATTAACACAAGAGCAGCATACTCTACAGGGGCAATGAATTTAATCGTCGCCAAGCTTGGGCTAAAGTTTTCGTCTATCGCTCTCCCCTTGTAATGGGAAACGATCTTTGAACTGGAGTCAAACAATACTTCGATCATTTTATTTCCTCTTTAGGGTTAATTTAGAAAGCCTTTCTGCGCTTTCTTTAATCAGTATACTCCAGATTTCGGAATCTTGGGGGGCTTCTTCAGAATCATTTTTTTCAAAGTAGGTCTGATCTATGAACGGCTTCCTAACGATGGTGTTCGCATTCCAGATCTTACGGGCTTGCTTTATTAACGTCTCCCGCTGAGCGCCTTCTAGGGGATTATTAGAAGCCCACAGATAGAGGTCGGAAATTAGATCAGACCTCGTATACCTCAGACCGTCCTGAGGATAGCCTAAGGTAATTTCTTGAAGGATTTCGATAAGAGAGTCAGCCATTAAATTCAATGATCCTCGATAGTTGAGCCACCTTTTTATTGAACAGTTTTGCAGCTTCTAACCGTTTAAGATGAGGTGAGATATCCTCAATCTTTAGAGCGTAAAGATGGTTACAAAAAGATTGGGATTTGAGAGGATTCCAATCGGGATGGGGGTTCATCAAGTCAATCAAAAATGGTTTCGTGCCTGGGGGTAAATTGTCAGAGGAATCCCCATGGATACACTTGATTGGCACAATATCTTGAGGGTGGTCTAGAGAAACTTTGAGGCGTTTCTTGATCCATTCTAAGCTACCGGGTATATCCCGAATTAGGGGTTCCCATGGCCCAGAATTAAGCCACGTTACCTCACTCGAAACCATCTGAATCCAATCAGAATCCACCGTCCATAGGTAGGTATGGTCAAATTTTCCTAGATCACAGTCTGACTTAGACTGCTTGGCTAGCTGAGCGAATCTGACAACAGCCGCTGCCAGATCATCTGCTTCGTATCGGGGTAGGCTTAGCACGGGCACTCCCAATTTCTTAGCCAGAGATAAGCCCGTTTCTTTAACCAGATTGAAAGTTTCGGTTTTACTAGGTCGATCGCCCTTGTAGCTTTCTGTATAGTCGTTACGCCAATAGGGTTTAGAATCCGTGACCAGGATCGGGCTAAAATTCCCTAGCTTGATATAGCTTGGCCCTCCGATTAGGGTTTCTAGCCAGAAAGACACAATGGATTTATCCCGGATATGCTTCAGAGTTAACCCCTGTAGCTCTGTTAAGTTGTAGAGATCCCAGGTATTTTCAGGCAATCCTAATAGGTCTAGGTTGGATAGTTTGTTATGCTTCCAACTGGTGTCAAAATTGTGACAGAACACCGAGAAATCGACAATCAACAACAAATTACTCATCGGTGTGGTTCTCCAGTGCTTTCAAAATATCAGGGTAGCTCAGCAGCTTTTGGGTAGCTCTAGATAGAGACGCTTCGACCGTAGATCGGTTAACCTGCAATCCCCTGCTTAGTTCAGGGATAGTCAGATGTACTCCCCTGTCATTAATGCCAAAGTGGTAGCAAAGACAGAGGAGTTCAATGTCAGTCAGTGAGTCTAGATACTGGCAAACCTGATCAATCATACCAGTATCTTAGCATACCTTTAGTAAACCCGTCGATTTTCAAAGAAGGCCGGAACCATTCCCACTTGGGTAAGCGGGGCTAAGTCGGGGGCTTGACGAGTCTCACTAAGGTTTTCGGAGACTTTGTGCCAAAAGGCTGGCATTTCAGAAACCCCTGATAGGTCTTGGGTTAGCCAACCAATCAGAGAGCAGCGAAAATCGTTAGCTAAGTAAAAATCGTTCCACTCCAGACCGAGTTTATCCGCTATGAAGTAGTTTGTATTTACATGGCAGGACTCATCCCTGCTAACGTCTTGAACCAGCCGTTTTAAGTCAGGAGATCCCCACTTGCGCATGATGGATAGGCTAGGGAAAAAGACAGTGAGTTCAAAAAACCCAGCAAGTAGAACCGGGTGTTCATCAAGGTCAAGAATTGGAGCAGACACCCCATCGACCTCGTCCATAATGTCGTAAGGTACATCGTAGGCTTTGGCAGCTTCCTGAAACGCCTGGTAGTGGGTTACCTCATCTTTGGCGTTGTGTCGAAGGGCCAAATTCATATCCTCTAACTCTGCTAGCTCCTCTGAGCCAGTTAGGGCTAGTTCTCCTACTGGCAACTCCAATTCTAGGGCCAGAGCGATACAGCGTTGGATGGTTCTGTGGGTTCCCAACTTTTCAGTGATGGGATTGGCGTTGACGGGCTGGAGCGGGAAAGGTTTCCAAGGCCGCTTCCGAGATAAAATCTGGGCCAACTTACCCTCGGTGGGCAGTTGGATTTCTAGAGCAGACAAGCGATCAAGCGTAGTAGACATGCTAACTAAACCTCAGTAAAGATTATTGGGCGGACGGTTACTGGCGGATGGGGACACCGCACGCATTAAGATCGGACAATTGGTCAGACTTATCGAGGTAGTTTTGATCTACCTCCCATAGATAATAGGTAGCTTTGAGTGGGGAGTCCAACCAGGCCATAGCGTAGTCATAGTCTAGCTCACCCCATACATTAAAGGAGATGGAGTGCCCCATCCCGGTCATATCCATCAAAACCTGAAGATGGCAGGACAGGTCAAAGTGGATTTGACGATCGACTGTGGCCGTTGTCTCTACATTGGTGGGGTAGCGGTAGATGGTGGAGCTTTCTGTCATGCCACTATTGGATATGCGCTCAACCTGTTGACCAGTTGGGGGGCTGTACTCAGGGCATACTGTAAAGCCCTTGAAGTCCCGGTATCGATAGGCTACGGATGCGGTAGGGGCAATCCCAAAAGCCCTGTCCATTTTGTACTGTTCTGCCACCAGAGATGCTTGGCGGAACCCCTCTACCAAAGCGCGCACCCAGGGATTATGGCACGGCGGTAGCTCAGTGAGGTTTTGAAGCTTTAGGGTTAGACCATCGACTCCCAGCCCTTTTAACTCCCCTAGGTATTGACCGAGATCCGTGGTGAAACCCGCGTAGGTCAGGGTGTGGTTTGCCAAAAGATTGGCTAGGCCCATCAAACCTAAGCCCACCTGGCGATCGTCTTGGGCAGGTAGGTAAATCCCGGCGATCGCTTGATGATCTGCTTGCTGGAGTCGGCATAGGTCTGCCATACCGAGAGGGAAGGCTTGTTCAATCTCTGCGGGTTCCTGAGCCATCCCCAGGTTAATGGGCATGATGGTGCAGGTACCTCTAGATTTGAGGGTTATTTCGCGACAGTTGCCAGTGACTATACCATTAGCTAAAAGATATTGACCACCTGGAACATTGCCTGAAAACACTTCTACGGGTTCTTGAGTGATGGTTTCCACTGACTTTATGACTGCCGGTTTGGTTTTGGGACGGGGTGTTTCCGTTACAGAAGCTGTGAGGACTTCCATGCCGATTTCCAGATCTTTTGCAAGAATTTCGGATGAGTCAGAGAGGATCCACCGATGGTCTAGCGTGGTTTCCAACACAGTACCGTCATTAAGCGTGACCTTAACAAATTGGTCAGATAGGCCATAGCTTTTGAAATTGGCGGTTACCCATTCGGTACCGTTAAACACTTCGACTGGCCCATCCGTGACCTCAGAAATGGCTTTGACTTTAACTTCTGAGCCTTCCCGCACCAGGATTTTTTGATCACCTTTGAGGCAAACGTTGTGCCCCAAGACATTGCTAAAATCCGGTTCAATCTCATCCGTGCTTAGCCAGGTAACGTTATCCTGGGCTGAGATAGCTTTTTCCAGCCAAAGATCCGCCTGATTAGCCCGCTCGATGGCTAGGCTTAGACGGTCTAGATAATTCTCATAATTTCGGGGGATGACTGCGCCCTTAAATAGGAAAGGGTGGACAGTAGGGGCATGAGCGGTGGCATACTCAGGGAAGTCAGGGTGCCAGATGGGCAATGAAGTCGTTACCGCTCCATTCTTATAGACTCCGCCGCGTCGAATGACTTCATTGAACGTAGACAGCACCGACAACATATTGGAGATGGTGTAAGACTGGGCCAACCGCTCTACCGCCCGATAGATCTTAAGGAAGGATTCCGGGCCAGATGCTACTTGCCCTTTAGAGCCAATGGTACCTTCTGGGCGAATCAGGGAAAGGTCAATGGCAACATCCTCGCCCGCAACCAACCTACAGTAGATTTGGTAGGATGCCTCAATAATTCCCCAACTGCCGGGTATTCGAGGATCATACAGCATGGAATCCTGAATGCGAATCCCCATGGCAGGATCGAGGGTTAGCTTTCCGATGGGTTGACTATCGATCAGGTACTCGGAATTAAACTGCTCTAGGTGGATGTTCACTCCCGCCGCTGTAACCAGAGCGACCTGGACGAACTCAAATAACTGCTCTAAGTTGTATTGATCCATCCTGATGATGGTGCAAGAGGCAGGCAGGGTACCGCCATCTGGGTTTTCGAGAAAGCGCTGAACCCGTCCGGTAGGGGCTAGCAGACTCCGAGGATCACTCATAGGTTTAGATAGGGATAAAGAACAGTGAAGCGTGTTACTCATTGTAACAAACCAGATGGACGAAAAGATAGCTAAGGTGAGCCTACACTTTCTAAGATTTGCTGCATTCTAGCCAAAACCACCAAGGTATTCTCTGGCTGTTTGGTATTGCTGAACGTTTCAGAACATAGGGCCAAGTTTTTTAGCTCAGCTGCTAGGGAAACGCAGTGGATGTCGGATAGCCGAGCGGTTCCCCCCAGGATATGGAAGTGAACGAGGTTGGCTTGGCGTGATGAAACCAGACCTTTAACCATGTCTAATTCACGAAAAGACCGAAAGTCGGTAATGCAGGGGCTGTTTAGGGCTAGGATTTTTTGCCTAGCGATGTTAACCCACAGATTTCCGAAAACGGAACCCTGCTCTGACTCCCGCCAAGACTCTATAAGGAAATCCAGATAGGTTTGGTTGGTGCCGGGGATAGTCTGGAGCTTGCCCTCAGGAGTATCTAGGTGGCCAGCGGGAAGACCAAAGGAGTCTTCCAGTAGCTTTTTCAGAGGGCGGACTAAGCTAACTTTGGCTAGACCGAGTTGGGAGCAAAAATAATCTTTTCCTGCCCCGGAGAAGCCCGTCATAATAGTTAGAGTCCTCAACAGTAGTACCTCCCTCTCTGATGGAAGACGGTTAGTTGGCGAGGGGCTGAGGGGCTTTGAGGGGCTAGGATCTTGGCCTCAACTCTGCCGTACTCAGGGGAATCGGCAACTACCCAACCAGGGCTGGAAGAAATGAGGGTAGCCTCAAAACTATCTAGCTTTTGGATAATACCAAGTTGGAATTGGAAGGGCTGATTCTCTGGCTTTAAGATACAATCGGCTATCTTCAGAAGGTTCAGCAAGTCCATTGGGGCCCCAGCTAGTAAAGCAGGGAGTACTAGGCCGTCATGGGGGTTGGTGATCTCTTGGGCGAGGTTCAACCGCTTAGAATAGGGCAGGTTTATGTCCACAAAGCAATCGGTGACTTCACCGTTGGCCCAGGTTTCTAAACCCGTAGAGGTGTAGCTGACTCTGGATCGGGGCTTTGGGATAGCCCAGACCGGGTATTGAACGGAATCTAGGAGCATTAGCGTACCCTCTGACGATGGCCTGATCCTGAGCGATTAGCCGGGTTATGTTTGTTCTGATAGGTTACGGCCTGATCAGAACTTGAGTTATCTTGGGCAGAGGAGAGGCTGAGGGCGAGGGAAGCTATCCAGGCCAGCAGCATTCCAATCAAGACGGTTTTTAGCATGGTTCCTCCTTAGGTAGTTGAGCCAAAGCCCCCACTTCTCTCGGCGTTTAGGGGGCTGTCGTCGTCTGTGAGCAGATAGATAGAGAAGATACCTTGAACTACACCCTTGTTTTTGGTGAGGGTGATGAGTTGGGTGCCTTCGTTCCTGAGCGGTAAAACGATGTGGCCAGGATAGTAATCGGTGTCGATCACCCCGGTCGTATTTAGGATTCGTAGCCCTTTAGAGCCTGACCCCGATCGCGGCCTGATATCCAAAAAGATACCGGGGGAGAGCTTGACGGTCAAGAACGTGGGCAGGATAACCACCTCGTTAGGGTTGAGGCAGTAGTCAGTTGGGCTAACGATGTCATACCCCGCTGATCCTTTGGTGGCTCGTTTGGGTTTCTGTAGGTCATGGGGGTAGGGAACGACAAGCACAGGGTGACCGCCGATAACCTGTTCCCAATCAATGGCTGATTCAGGTAGCACTTCAAAATCAAGCATGGTTGATGCTCCAAACATCTCTAAGATCTACGGTCATTGGCCCTGAAAAGCAAACCTGGCTAGAGGGTAAAAGACAGGATACCTCCAATAGGTACCCTAGGATGCACAGTAGAAAGTCCGGGTCTAGGTATTTGTCCCCTGGCCACAAAACGGCTGGGATTTTAGGGGTTCCATCTCTAACGAATGCAAAGTTAAGAACCCCTCTACGGACTTCAAACCCTAGCCTGTAACCCCCTAAGTGAATAAGGGTTACAGGCTTCAAAGAGGCTAACTAAGAACTTTCCGTTAACCCCTGCCAAAGACAGGGAATAAATGGAGAGGTTGTCTGACCCTAGAGAATAGGATAGGCATACCCCATTTTTGCCAGAAAAATACTGATAGGTTACTTCCATCAGTCTCTCCCTAAGTTGCTAATTATGAGTTAGGGGAGTCTATCAGCCTCTCTGGGGATGGCCGGTAGTCTGGAGACGATACATGCTGAATGGTTTTCAGCTTCCTAACAAATGTCTCGGCCTCTAGGGGATTCTTGATAAGGAAATCTAGAGCTAAGGCGGAGGAGTTGTCTTTTTTGCCGGGTTGGGGCAGTTCTAGCGTTAGACCGCTAGGGATGGCTTGGTAGGTTGTGGCCATACTCATAAAAGAATTAGGTGCCATGTTACAAGCCCAAGCGGAAGAGAGGAAACCTAGGTGAGCGAACTCCGGGAAAGCTGTCAAAAATCCATGGACTTCTTCAGACATTGCCGCCATTTGCAGGGCGGATCGGCGAAACCGTGATTTCATTGTGTATACCTTGATAGACTACTTGATTGATTGTACCATTTTAGCTTTGAAATTGAAAGCAATCGGGAAATAAGGCAATGGCCTGATTGCTTTGTTAACGGGGTGTAGAACTAGCTGGGCCTCTTGCAGCTTCCCCACCCCCCCTGAGAACCGACTGCTAGGCAAAAGTGCGGCCTCTTTTTGGCACGCATACTCTATTAGGTGTAGGAGATGCTTTTGAATCTCCTCATGGGATAGCGGTCTCCACAAGAATTGGGTATCCCCTACCTTTGATCTTAGGTGACGGGATACCCCTGTAAATGTGGAAAATCGGAAATTAGTGGGGGCTAGCTCATGACACAAGAAGGTCAAGAATTGCCTATTTATGACAAAGTACAGGTGGTAGTTTTCCTCTTCTACCTTGCTCCTGTACTTGCCCAGAGATTCGGACACATAGTAAGAGTGTTCGCACAAAATAGTAAACGGTTTCCCGTTAAGAGAACCTTGGATTATGCAATGGTCTGGGTATTAGGGGTGGGCGATGTAGGTGTATGTAAGTTTCATTCTGACATAATCCTTAAACTACCCCTTTACTTTAACACGTTTTATTGAGGTAGGGGAAGGGTCTTCCTGCGGGAGATTCCGGGGGATGGCTGGGTAACTTCGGGGGATGGCTGGGGGGAAGGGTGGATGTCTTAACCTAGTGATAACCTGACATTTAGCATGTCCCCCTCTCTAGGGTGTGTGGGGTAACTCCACTTCTCACACATACCGCAGACAGATCCAGGGGTGGTTTAGGGGAAATAAGGAAGATACAGGGGTAACGTTTAGAAGTCAGAGGGAAATGGGCAAAGCAAAATGGGTCAGATAGGAAACCCTACTGAGCCTGAGCGGTTATTTAGTTGTAAGTCAGCGGGTTAGCTAGCCAGAGTAAAATTTTTCCCAGTCAGGTTCCCGCCTCGTCAACTTATCAAAAGATCTGTACATGTCCAGCCCTAGCTCTTTGTATTCCTCATCCATTGAAGATGTAGCATTCCGGATCACAGTCATTAGACCAGTGATGTATTCACTTAGTTCTCCGGGCTCAAAACTCTCTCTGATTTTTTTATTCACCTCCCAGACCAACGTATATTTCAAGAAGTCTTCAAAGTCTGCCCTAATCTCCATCCCATGCTTATCTAAAAAGCGCTTCACACCTTCCTTGATCAAGTCTTTCGATTCAGTGCTAAAGGACATGTCGTTCATTTTCGTCATGAGTCCACAATAGGGAGCCCAATTCTCTTGTTCCGCAGAAACCTCTCCTTTGGTGGTTTCAGAAAACATTTCAAAGACTCGATCCAAGATCCCGGTCTTTCGGAAACGACGAAACCGGTTAGCTCCCTCCGTCGAATTTTCAAGGGTTCGGCTGTTGTAAAAAGGCTTAGACACGTTTTGACGGTGGCTGTGATATAGCGTTGAGTCGTATCGTGGGCGACGAGATGCCCTCTGAAAGAAGTTCTGTACATCCTGAGCTAAATCAGACCGACGATATGCCGCCAGAGTGGGGGTGACGCGGGTTGTAAGGAAATTGGAGGAAGCACCAAACTGGGTCAGAACGCATTGATAAGACAATACCTTAATGGGATCATCGGGCTGGTCTTTACCGTGTTTTCGACAAATTTTGACGAACTCTTGATACAGCTTAGTCTTCCGCAGATAACCTAGAGCGTCCTGAATCCCCCAGCATGAAGAGCCAACGTTAGTGCCCATAGGATCACCGCCCTCAAAAACAGACCATGCTGCATTGATGGCGGCCATTTCTGCCCTACCGAAAATACCGTGACGGCTAAACCACCACCCTTGATCAGATTGGTCAGGCATGGTCTGTTTTTGAGCGATGTCCATAATTACCCAGAGATAAACGTCTATACCCTTATGGTAGCACAATTGGGCTAGGTATGGGGCAACTCCTAGCCCTCACTTAAAGGAACCCAGCCCTTAACCCCAGTGATCGTGACCTGGGGGGCATACGTGCCAAATTGCTCGAAGTAAATCCGAAACAGATCAGTCTCACCCCAATAATTCAAAAAATTTGGTAGAAGGATAAACATGCCTGGATGAGTTGGGTTAGACTCCTGAACCAAAACATCATCCCCCAGTGATTTGTGGACAGGCAGCTTAAGTAGGCTAACTATCTTTTTATCCCTAGCCATACCCTCTAACCCCAGATCTCGCTCCAGACCCTCAATCAACTTCCCCCTGAGTGAAACATACTTCAAGCGACCTGACGTAGAGACATCCGGGGAAGTTGCTGCTTTCGTTGTGTATACTCTGGGAAACCTGAGCATGTGGGGGTTCAATGCCGGGCCCGCGTTCAAATTAAAGCACAAGAACACTAGGCTACTAATGTTGCCCACCTCATAATTATCTAGACACCACTGCCAAAACAGGGATTGTAGAGAGCGATTCTTGAGCTTTCCACCAGGAGGATTGCAATAAGCTCGCTCGATCACGGGAAAATCTTGCTGCTGGAGGGTATTATCCTCTGCCCCCCCAGAAACCCTCTCCCCCTATACCTCGATATAGTGCTGTTTACAAGCGGGCCAGATAAAGCCATAGAGCGCTCTCCTCCTAGCTCTTATCGTGCAGTCGCTCAGCCTTGTCTCGTCTAGGTCTTCTGTATTCAGTACCACCAAAACGTATTCCATTAGCTGTTTCGCTCCACTGACTCTACGGCTTCTTTAGCCGCCTCGATCACTTCCTTAGCCTCTACCCGTTTATCCGGGTCATTAATCTGTTCCATCGCTACCTTAATGGCAACGATCTTAGCCTCAGTCCGATTTAGTCCAGTCATCTTATTCACACCTCCATAATTCTGCGATTTTCCAAAATAGGCTAGGGGCAGATTTAGAGCCCCCCTAGACTGACTAACTACGCGCTAACTGTGAACTCCATAGTCCACTCCAACTTGCCAATTTCCCGATCTAGGGGATTCTTACTGACCCCCCTAAACAAACCCCTAACCCCACTAAACAAAAGGAGGGTCACCCAACTAGATGATCCCTCCTTAAGCTAGATAAACCAAATCTGATGGCATTTTTGCAGGATTGTTCCCCCAGTTGCTCTAACCTGATTGGAAAATTGCTGGCACTGATCCTCGTTAGGGAAGATGGCCGTTACGCCATCTTGGTTACCGGGGGTATGAGTATATCGCATCTTCCAGCCCGACTCACTAGCCCCACTAGCCCCCGCCAGACCTAACCACACCAGCACCATCCCCAGAGAAGCCAACCCCCTAAGAAACCCTCGTGTAGACATCTCCTCCTCAGGAAACTCCGGCAGGGTGGGTGGGCCACTATCTTCATCCTCATCATCATCCCAGCCCCACTCATCTTCCCGACCCTCTATCAGGGTCAGATCCTCTACATCCTCTTCTTTGGGTCTTTCAAACAACGAATAAGCCATGATCCTAATCTCCTAAGTACAGAACGTTATCAATCACTTACAGATCTTCCAGCCCTTTCCCAGCCCTTTCCCACCCTCCGATCACCCCCTCACCACCCCTCTCCTTAAGGCCGCCATTCCAGGATACACCACCGACTCACATAGATACCCTTGCCCTCTAGCTCATGGGCCTTCCGATTGCACTGGTCATAGTTGTAAAACACCTCTGAACGTACTCCATCGAAGTGCCATTCCAAAATCCACACCGACCTAGCCCAACCAGCGCCCGTCCCCACCAAACTCAAGCCCAACCCAACCAATAACCCAATCAACAATCTAGACATCTTCGCACCATTTCCTTATATAGACCAACGATCGTCTTAGCATCAGGGCACGGGTTTCACAATCGACCCTCTGATCAAAATACAGAGTCCTATAACCCGTGCCATCATACCACTCTAACAAAAACACCAACCCAACCATCACCCCTAACCTAGCCATCTTAACCTCTCTATCACCCCTAACTTAGGGTAGTAACGCTCTACAACTTACTCCAGCCGACCGTAGCCCCACCCGTGCCCCACAACTAAACCCGTCCTGCCGATAGCTCAACCCTACATTAACGGGTACCACCATTCGACTATCGTGGCCAAACTGATACCCCACACCTACCAAACCCTGAACACTCAACCCTTCCACAACCTCCGTACTAAATCGATAGCCAAGAACAGGTCTAACGTCTCCCTCGGCTACATCCACCATCAGCCCAGACACTCCCCCCGCCCACTCAAACCCTGCCTCAACCCGTTGCCTACCCTGAAACCCTTCCGTAACCCGTAACCAATCCGCCCGATCAACCACCTCTACCTCTATGCACCGCTCAACCTCCACATAACAATCCAACATCATCGTGTCCCCCACCTAGTATCCGTCAAATTAAACAAAGCCTTGATCTTCAGAGGTAGCAGCAACACCAGAGACAGCGCTGCAAAAGCTGGAAAATAAAAATAATCCGCCTTCCGATTAAACCCATCCACCACCACCCCAAAAATAGACCGTAGCCAAGCCATCCCAATCACTATCCCTGCATACCTGACCAGCACAAACGGAGTCTCAGGGGCTACTATCACCGCCATAACCCCAATATTTACCACTAGCAACAAAGGCATTATTAGGGCAACACTGATCTCCCACCAAGTATACCCATTTAGCTTTCTGCCATACCCCACCATCACTAGCGCCTCTCTAAAGAAACTCTTAGTCCATCGGTATTGCTGACGAATATACGTCCCCAAATCAGCAGGGGCAGACGTATAGGCCAGTGCCCTATGGTTATACATCGTTTTATACCCTTCCCTAATCACTAAATTAGTCAGATGTCGATCGTCCCCAAACGTACACTCCCTCCCCCTAAACATTTGGGTTTCATAGTCCTCTAACACCTTGTTCCACAATTCCCCCCGGTAGCACGATAGAGGCCCGGAACAGCACAAAACCTGACCCCCCACCGATTGACTCTGCCTCTCTAGATTAAAAGCCAGAAAGTACCTGAGACTAATTAATCGCCTCAAAAAATTATCCTTTGGCCTCACTGTTATATTCCCCGTCACTGCCCCTATCCCCGGATCCTTAAACACCAAGCCCTCAAAAGCCCTCCGTTCCACCAAGGTATCGCTGTCCACCGTGATCACGAAATCAGGCACCCCGTACCTCTCCCTATACCACCGATAAGCAAAAGCCTGAGCCCTCCGCTTCCCCACATTCCGTCCCACTGCCAAAAATTCCACCCGGTCACCCCACCGAGAGCACACTTCCCCCAAATCCCTAGCCCTATCATCTTCCACATAAACTACCGTGGCTCTTTTGAAGCCCTCACATGCCCTTACGCAGCTTTCCACTGTCTTTTCTATAGAGTCTTCCCGTTCTCGATACCCTGGCACAATCACCAGCACTCGCTCATCCCCGCTAAACCCATTAACCAAGCCCTTCGACCTCCCCCATATGGCCAGCGCTAACTGAACCGTAAAGTGACTCAGAGCCAGACTTGCATAAAGAACCGGCAAACACTCAACTAACATGCTCCTCTCCTTAAACGCCTAACTGCTCCGATCGCCCGATCGACCATCCCCTCCACGTTATCCTCAGACAGCCTCACCCTGAATGTAGTGGCTCTATTCCTAATCTGCTGCCTAATATACACCCTAGCTGCTCCCTCCCTCATCTCCTCCTCTATCACCGTGGTTAGAACCCGCTCAGTAAACCGCCTAGAATGCCGCGGTACCACCTGTAATTCTCGCTCAATAGCCAAATCACAAGATCTGCTAGCCTCGCCCAATGCCTTCTCAGGAATCCCCAGGGCAATCCCCAAAAACACCAACCCAACCATCACCCCTAACCTAGCCATCTTACGGTGACCTCCTATTCTTACCATCCCTGACCTTTTCCCACCATTCAAACACCTCTGGAACCCAATCCCTCACCACTTCTTTCATCAGACGTGTAAATTCCTGGCACTCCAGTTCTGCATCAGCCGTGCCCCTAAGCTCCATAAGATGCAGAATAGCCCGGAGGTTCCCCGACATCACAAAATTCTGCCGGACACAGTACGGGATATACAGATCCCGCGCCATCTCATAGGGCATCCCCTCATCTACCGCCTCTGCATATTGCTGACACACCGTGATTAGCCGCTGATACTCCCTCTCCCGATCTAGGGCATTCCAAACCAACCGATTACCCATCCGGTCAACGTACACCCCTGGCTTGCGAACCCAAAACAAATCCTCAACCCCCATATGATCGTCAGCACCCTTCACAAAATCCACCAACCGTTTACCCGTATAGCGCCCACTCTGCACATCAAAACTCAGATGCCGGTGTGTCCGTAACTGCTGCATCGTGCTGTGGGGGAATCCTTTCACCGCTACCACCATCTGAGGATGTTCAATAACCCCCCAGTGTCCCCGACTCAGGCACAACCGAACCAATCTTTCCCCGGCGACCCTTTCTCCCAAAAAACCATCTCGGAAAGGATCCCTCACAAAGCCTTCTTCCTGCCCATCCCCCACCAAATCCCCCACAAAGCCCTCGGAATAATCCTGGTGCATCGCCAAGTAACTCACCAATTGAGGATTAGCTGTAGAGCTTAATACCTGGATCTCAAATCCATCATCTATCATTTTACCCCCTCCTATATTAGGCACTAATATTTTAGCACACCTCCCCTCTCCCACCGATCGCCCTCTCCTCTCCCACCGATCCTCCTCCCCTCTCCCACCGATCCTCCTCCCCTCTCCCACCGATCGCCCTCTCCTCTCCCTAAAGTTTTGTAAAGAGGGTTGCAACTAACAAAAATCGTGCTATATTAGATTTATCGGAGGGAGAGAAAACCCTCCGAAGCCGGTGAAAATCCCGCGGTAGCCCTGGTAGACAACGAGAGGCAGTAAAGAGAAAAAAAAAAATATAATCTGGCATTCTGGAGTACACCTTGTCGTTAAGAGTTCGGATTTAGGTGAGCAGGGCAAGACATAAACCCTTCACCGTAACTAGGTTTCAGCCCAAACGGAAACACGATAAGGTCGAAATACAGAGGATAACCCGGCCATAGCGTTGAAACTATGGTTTACAGCTTAAACAAACTGTAGCGGTGACAAGCGTTCGAAGCGTAGCAAGCGGGTCAGTGAGGCTTAAGATTAGGCCAACCTCAAAGGAAAGTAAGTCCAGATTCAACCACTGACCACACTAAGGAGAAGACCGATGTACGCAATCTCAGTTTCAAAGTCCATGACCACCTCAGGCTACAACATGATAGCCGTAGGGGAAGAAAAAACCCTTGAGCTTAAAGACAAAACCCTGGCATACTGTGCTGGGGATTTTCTAGAGTTCGCCCTTAATGCAGAATTCCCCGAAAAGGCGGGGTTGACCGTATCCCGCCAGGTTTATACTAATCGGGTGTGCATATGGCTAGGTAGACAGACTAGCCTATTGCTGGTTGACTTCTCCGACATCACGGAGGGTGACTTCCAGCCTTTCCTAAAGCAAGCCCTTGAGTCATCAAGGGTAGCGGTTAAGAGGGAGATAGATAATCGCCATTGGAAACTAGAGTTCAGTCTCTAACCCAACTAATCCCGGAACCCTTCCGGGAAAAGCCCACCTGTCCCACTATCCACAAGTAACATGTACCTACTGACCATAAACCGGGAAGAAAGCATAGCTACCCCTCTTCTCGTAGAGGAGGGAAATGATCTAACAGGGATCGACGTGTTCTGTCACTTCACTGTGGTAAGTAAAGTATTCAGCGACCTAAAAGCTATACGAGCTTACACGGAGCTTCACTTCCCTGAATGCACATTTGATTACACCTACACAGAATAGGTGTAGAACCAAAGTAGAACCAAAGTAGAACCAAAGTAGAGTGACATGGATCACTCCTAATCCAGACCAGAATCACAAATTTAGGCTTATACCTAGCCAATTTCCTGGCACAAAGGTATGGGCCTAAATTTTTTCCTCTCACTCCTAGATAAACTTCCCCTAATCAAGGATAACCTTCGATCCTTGATTATTTTGTCGTTAATGGGTCTTTTCGTTGGGTTTACGGGCTATCCTCTGTGGGTCGCCTATCGCAATGAAGAAGAACTCATCACCTTCCTATTGAACTTTGGGAATCGCCAGGTAACCCACAGCTACTCCCGTGAGCAAGTAGAGGCCATCCGCTCTACCCTCCAATCCCTGGTCAATGATGGAGCAAACCGAGCCATCTTTGGGGTCTATCAGGGCAATCACCGCGTAATCCTATTCGAGCATCACCGCCCTTACGACCCGCCCCTACCTCTCGGCTTCCAGACCATCTACCTCCCCAGCACAGAGTACAAACCTCTGTACGACTCCCTGCGCCTAGATGCCTGTTTTGCCCTAGAGAAAACCAACCAGGCCAACTACTTCGACCTGGAAAAGACCATAACCGGCTCTCACTTCTACCTCTCCTGTCCTAGCCCCGGTAACTGGTTTCTCGCCCTCTACGTAGATTCTCAGGAACCCGCCCTAGAATACCAACTCCAAGAAGCCATAGACAGCCTATCTGAAATCCTGCTATAATCTTTTTAGTATATAGAGGACTCCTCCATGACCTATTTAGAACCCGGCGCTCAATATCTGACCCTGCCTGTCTACATCGGGCAACTCTTGGTTTATATGAACGAGCAGTACAAAGGGTCGGAAACCACCCTGACTATTGCTGTATGCACAACCAGGGAGGGCAAAACTACCCGGCTTCACTATTCCAAGTACGCGGGGTGGTTAAGAGCCTAACCTCTGAGATACCTCCGAGCCCTCCAAAGCTCCCTGAGATACCCTCCGAGCTAAAGAGAAACCCCGGTCATCCCATAAAGAAGCCGGGGTTTTCTCTCATCTAGTCTCGGAAACACCAAACCATCCTAAGGTTTTCTCATCTAGTAGGCCCACCTAGCCTTGTAACCCCGTCCATCAATATGGGTAAACGTGCTGGAGCTAGCCAACCCTCCCTGATTCCCCCACCAATCATCTAATTCCCGATACACCTTACCTGGGCTAACCCCGCTGACTACAAAATCCACTGCATCCCCCACCAGATGCCTAGACTGAGACGCTCCCCCAACCCGACGATTAGTGACGGGATCTCGATACCACGAATTCACCCTAATCGGCACCCTAAACCTATCTCTAACCTCTTGCATCACCCCGGCCACCCTAATAATGTTGTGTACTACCTTAGGGCTATCTGGCACCCTGTAGCTGGTTTTTGAGGCATGCAGGGCTTCTCCCCACGTAAAGCTACCCCCTGGCAAAATAGCCTGATTAGCCCGGTACGTCCCACTAAACCCCGGCAACCGAATAATTAGCCCTGAACCTCCCTGACCCCCCTGATCCTTAGGCTCTCCATTCCCAACCCCTGAGGGATCTACCACAGCACTCGCTGGAGCTTCCCAGGTATTCCGCCCAGAGCTATGAAACGTCCAAATCCAATACTCCGGGTAAGCCCCCAGAGCCAACGTAAACCTAACTTTGTCCCCGACTTGGACATAGGCATCTACAAAAACCGAGTAGCCCTCTAAAACCTGCTTAGTCTCAGGCCCAGACGTTATCGGGCAATCCCGACTAAACCTCAGCATCAATCTAGTCATTTCTCAGAACCCTCCTGATATACTCCCGACTCCCCCTGATATACTCCCGACTCCCCCTGATATACTCCCGACTCCCCCTGATATACTCC